CTCTAGGGTCAAGAAAGATATAAATAACTTCTCCTTTCTTATTAGAGACTTGAGCATAGTTAAATGAACTACCTTCTTTAAGAAACTTAAATGAGCCTATCTTATAATCTTTTTTGTACATATTAGTCTTCTTTAGGGTTGTTTACTTCAATCATCTTCTTTTCAGCAATTGCATATACTTCAAAGAAATCTTTAAAATCTTTTTTTTGCTCTTCATTCAAATCTAAAAGTCTAGGACCAACTGATTCCAGAGTACAACATCCTTCCTTCTTATCATATTTTAACCAAGCAATAACACAACATATTTCCTTGTGCTCAAAGAGACTTAAAGAAATATAAGCTCCATTAGGACTACGAAGATGATCACCTTCATTGATATATCCTTTATCAAGATATTCTTGAATCTTACCATATCTTTCATTAGGTGACCACACAATAAACTCTCCGTTATCAATAGATGGATTAATGTTACAGTTATTTCTAAACTCTACATTGTTGATTCTTACTTTGATGTTCATTTTTTTAAAAATTGATGACTAGGAAATACTTTGGTGGTACTTCGGACAGGCTACACGTTCATCGTATACTATGCTTCGCTATCACCTGTTGCGGAAGTTCTTTAGCTTTCAGAACTCGCACCCTAGTCAAATTATTAATATTTCTTAATTTGCTTTCCGCCTTTAACCATAACGAACCCTTCGACCTTACCTTTTTTGATAAGGTCGAAGTTGTTGTTATAAGCTTTGCGGTTTGATGTTCTTTCTCTTGATCCTTTGCCTGCCATATGATTAAGCCCTCTCCTTCTTAGGGAAGAGGGTCTTGAGGGTCCTTTCGAAATCTGCTCCGCGAGTTGTGAGAGCGGACTCTGCACCGACCCAGAACTCACTATTGAACCGAGTGTCGTCTTCGAGACGGGTGAGACCTCGTCCGAGGTTATGACCACCGTGAGTCATGTTCTCCTGAATGGTATTGTAAACCCTCCAGAGATCATTACCCTGATCAACATCCCGACGAACTCCGAGGAGTGCATCTGGCTTGATGGAGGTAGGAAGGTTCTGGCGATAGCGGAACCTGATGTAGTGAGCGAAGCGCGCAAGAGCGTTCTTCTCTTCCTGAGAGAGGATACGATCTCGGAACTGCTCAACCTTCTGTCCGATGACGCTGAACTGCTTGATGCCCTGCTCCATAGTGCTCATGAGCGTGGAGAGCTTATCATCACCGAAGCGATGCATTGCTCGGATATTAAGGTTAGCTCCTGTGGCAACCACAAGACCGTTAGAACAAACCAAACGGAAGAAGCCCATCATAACCTGGAACCTCTTGGAGCGGTCGTGGCTATTGATGATGCTGATCTGAGGCATACCCTCACCAACAAGACTGCTGTCTTTGTGTTGGGTCTGGATGAGGTCTACCTTATGCATTCCGTAACGGCTCTTGCCCTGACGAACGTTGCGGATTGTCCATCCAGAGTCGATTGCCTTCTCGAGGAACTCTCCGGTGTTGATGAAGCTGTAGCGATCTGAAACGATCGGTGAAGGCTCCGTTGCGGCGATTGCTGGCGCCATCTGAATTGCTTGGTTTAGTGTGTATGTGTCCATATTATTTTTTTATTAGGTGTTTGTGTTGTTGTTATTCTTCCTCTTAATAATATCCCCATTATTGGGAAAACTCAAGCCAATTGGGAAAATTATTTCTTTTTAGATGTAAATTTACCCTTTGCATCTCTCTTAGAGACGCGAGGCTTACGAAACTTCTTAGAAGAAAGGATAACCGAATTTACTTCATCTTCACTAAGCTTACGGTATTTTAGGAAGTCTATTCCTTCTGCAAGGTTCAAACCTTCTTTAGCTAAGAAGCTTAAACGCTTTAATAGATACTTGCCATGATATCCGTGTCCTTCTTCTGAAAGATGATTTATCTCTCTAAAGATATTAATAATGTCATTCTCTGAACCATTCCAATAGTCTGCTGAGATTAAAGAATCTTCATCTTCTGCTAGGTTAGCATTGATATCACACCAGCGACTAAAGTCTACTAGAGTTTTGCTACAAAGAATAACCTTTGAAAGAAGATTACTTGTATAAGATAAACTTCCAAACCAAATTGATGTTGCATTTGTGTATTTCATAAGACCTATAATAATAGGTCAATGTATACCAAAGTCAACTACTTTTGAAAATAAAAGGTAACACTAGCTCTTTGATCCGTCTTGCTATTAACTTCAAAAGAAATAGGTTTAAAGCCTTTTGAAATTAAATCTCTTTGAATCTTATCAATCTCTACATTGATATATGCTTCTCTTTGAGCAAAGCTAGGCTTTCTTGGTATTGGTATTATTATGGTTTGTTTTTGCATTAAATTTAATTCTTGATTTTCGTTAAAAGATTTACTATTCTTTCTATACAATCAGCAATCTCCGAAACTTTTTTCTTATGGAGGGGTACACTAGGTGTGGGTAATTCTACAGTTACATTACCAGCTATACTTTTATTTACATTAGCTTCAAAGCCGGTTTGAACCGGTGATATAGGATTACTTGTGTAAGAGTCCATTTAAGATACTTACTTGTCCTTATGCATAAAAGCAAATGGACATTTAGCAACTTCTCCTTGTTCAAAGTTTTTAGGAGTTCTAAAATTCTTTAAATATCTATCAAAGAATTCTGTATGAGCCTTGTCCCAAAGTCTTTTGAATTGTCCTCTATCATAAGAGAATTGAGACTTAAAGTGTTCTCTCTTAAAAGGTATCACTTGCATAATAGGAGTTCCTTTAGGAATCAAACCGCTGAAATCCTTTCTGAGAAAGAAAGGGAAATGGACTGGAGAAGGATACTTGTCTGTGTCAACCATAGAGGTTAAACATTTAAACGGTAGATCATCATAATGTAAAGGATGAGTAAACAAACAAGACCATCCCTTTGGGGTTTTGGTTATCCAATGATTAATCCATTTAAATACTGTAGAATAAAAACCATCTGGAGTAGGATATAAATTGTGTTGTTCCTTTCTAGTTCCAGATATTATTTCTAAATCTTCCCATGCCCATTGGAATTTTATCTTATCTTGTCCTTCATTATACACCCAAACATCACAGGGTAATAATATATGATACCCAGAAGTCATAGCATCTACTACTGGCATACATTTCTTAATAGTGCTATTAGGGTCGCTATAAGAGTCTATACCTTTTTTATCGTCTATATAAGAGGGAGTATTCTTAAACCAAACTGGGGTATTGCGAGAGCTGGGTTCTGGTTTAGGTGCTATTTCTAAAAATTCTTTGGTTTCAGCTATAAATTTAATTAAGACCTTTTTATTGAACATATATTTAATTTAACATAAATTAAGACCTTTTCAATAAATATTTTAAGATGGATCCTAATATTACCATTTATAATTCTTATCGTAAGTCGCTTAATACCATCTTAGGAAGTTTTCCAGTGTATAATAATATAGCTGCTGGATGTATAGCTAAAAAGAATGTAGCTGTAGAAACTGCTTTGGATTTATTAGCATTAGACGAGGTAGCCGATCAATTCTTTCTTATACAAGAATTTCCAGGAGATTCTCCTTTATATGATCCATTTACAGATATAGGATTATTAATTGATATTAACAGCAGGACAATTAGACCGGATGCGTATGAGGAGATTTACACTTACAATTTGCTCATATAGTGTAAATATATAAAATAAAATTATGCCCGGAGTAAGAATCACAGATCTACCATTAGATAATTCAAAAATTTCAAATGCAGATACTTTTATAAAAGTAAATGGAGACACCACCTACAAAGTAAATGGTGATACATTTGTAAAACAATTTTCAGGTATCACCGATGCTGCTAGTCTTGGTGATGGAATACCTATATTCAGTTCTTTATCCCCTGATAGAACAAAACTTATCTTTAATACTATATTAGAAGGGTTTGGAATAGACCTTATACAAGGCACTAACACTTTAACTATACAATTACAAGCTGGAGCATTCATAACTCGAAACATGATTGCTCCGGGTACTATTGACGCAAGTTTATGTGCTCCTGGTCTTATTTCAGCCGATATTATTCAACCGAATAGTATTGGTTATTCTGAATTAAAAAACGGAGATTCAACAGAAGCTGTTCAGGATAGAATAGCAGATGCTTGGGTTAATTTTAACGGAGCAAGAGTAACATCCGGAACTGGATATGCTCCAGAGGTGCGAACAGCTGGATTTACAGATGTTGCTGGTAATGCTGGTGATCAAACAATAGAAATAAATTGTCCTAATCACGGGATAGCTACTGGCAATACAGTTAATCTTTCTAATATACAATATTTTGCTGGTGCTGTTGTTACGGTACCTACTAATAAAATATTACAAAATAGAGTATACGTACAACAATATCAAACATTTAATAATAGTCAGGTTTTTGTAGCTGGTAATTACATAGCAACAAAAATAAATAATAATGTCTTTCGAGTCAAAGTTCCTAGAAAAGTTTACGGTACCTCATCGGGTAATGTGACAGTTAAAAAGGCTGTAGGTGCTCAAGCTAATGGTGTTTCTGGAGATCAAATTAGTTTAACAGCTGGGTCACCAAATGGTCAATGGCAAGCTAGTATTGGTACTATTAAATGGGCTGCAACAGATGTTGGTGTAACCTTTTACATCTCAGCACCAGGCATTTATAATCAAGAACCTATAAGAATAACTAGTATTGACACGGCAACTAATACCGCACAATTTACATTATTAAACGGTAATGCAGCAGATTCAAGAGTGTTAACAGGTAATGCTTATACATTTAATAGCTTTGGTATACGTTCTTGTTTTAACGTGGATGGTATATCAAAACTTGGCACCGGACAATGGAAGGTATCATTCAGACATGATAGATCAGATAATTTATATGCAGCTGTTGGTAATTGTAATGATCCTTCTACAACACCGGATACAGCCATTTTAAGTGTAAATTCTCAAGCAAATACAGATGTTACTATAACAGCTACTAGAGTATCACCACCAGCTAAGAATGCAGTGACTTCTGGTTATGTGGATTCAACAAATATTTCATTAGTTGTTTTCGGAATATAAAGGCGTTTATTATAAGTATTTTAACTTATGGCCATGACATCTAGTGTATCTTTAAATACACAAGCCCCTCTACCTTACAAAGACTGGATAGAGTATCAAGATGCATTAATACCAGAAAATGCTCAAGAAGCTTATTTAGAATATGTCCAAAGCTGGTATAAGAAACAACTTCAAGACAAAAAAATTGTAAAAGATAGTGTAAAGCAACAATTTATACAATTAGCTAAAGATCTTAGTTTCTTATTTGCAAATGCTGAAACCCAAGACCCTTTCTTAAGAAATATAGATTATAATAGTGACGAAAATTTAATTTATGCAATTCCTTTCTTTGCTAAGAAATTAAGACAGATAGCCACAGTTTTACAAAACAAAAGAGAAAACGTTAAGAGAGCAAAGTTAAAATATAATTTAGTAGGTTCCAATGAGGGTTTAGAAAAATTACTTTATGAATATGTTTTAAGAGGATTTACCAATACAAAAAATTCTATTACCCAAGTACCAGCTTCACCTTTAATAAATTACTTCCCAGATCTTTCTGCTGTAAAAGACAATTTCTTTATTGAATTAGAAGAATTACATGATACTCAATCATATTTTGATTCAGACCCTTCTGTTAATATAAATCAATATCTAGATATAAATTCTTTATCAAATACATTTCCTTTAGAAGGTTTAAATGAAGAAGAGATCAATACAATTATTTCTACAAAGCTTTTACCAAGAGTAGCTGATACACCTTTATCAAATATTTTTAAAGATTATGTTTTAAATACTCCATCATTATCAACAGTTTCTTTATCTTCCTTTGCTACTAATTTGGTTTATAATGAAATACATGCTTCGACCAAATACCTTGGAGAACCGGTTTATGGTTTAACTGCTGTAAGATTGGAAGATGTTAATATACCTGATGTTGTTTTAAATTTAAAATTTGAGCAAGGTAATAATTGGTTCTATTGGCCAAGCGGAAATAAAATATTAAATAATGATATTTTCAATAACAATTTAGATCCAGTATACATTAATAATTCTAATTTTGTTTCTTCAAGTGCCACTGGAGGAACCAATTATACCAATTCAGATTTAATTTTTACAGATAAAAACGGTATTGTCGAAGGAGCTTGGTTGCAAGGACCACACACAGAAAGACAAGACTTGAATATAGTTGTTAATATAAATGGAGCTTCTACTAGAGATTTTATATTTCCTTTCCCTGGTATTAAAATATCTTCTAAAGAATTAACATTCCAAGGATATGCTATAGATGATACTATTAACGAAGGTATAGATAAACTTGCTACACAATCAAAAGTTAAATTGTTAAGTGATTATTATTCTTTTTCTTTGCCTAATACTTCTAGTAATTCAATTTACATCAATCAAACAACTTTAATAGATTCGGGAGCATATGCTTCAGAATTTTCTCCAGAAGCAGATAATATAATAAAGAAAACAAAACAAGAAGCTTCTTTACCTATTTATAGTGAAATTAATAACGGTGTAATAGATCAATCATATTTATTTAAATTCCAAAGAACAGATTTACCAATCGCTTTAGGAGCTAATAATATTCACTGGCCTATACAAACCTTTGTTACCAGTTCTGATAATTTGCCTATTACAATTAAAGAAGATTGTTGTTTGCCAATTATCTTAGGAAATATTAATCCAAGTTATGCTATGGTCGGAGCTGTGGCTGGATTTAATTTTTCTGATTCAGATGTAATATATAAATTAAATAACCGAGGTGGAGATCCAATGGAAGCTGCTTGGCTAGGAGCAGGATCAATAACAAATTTAGATGCTCTAAAAGGTGCTATACAAATATATGATACACCGGCTACAAAATGTGCTACTTATATAGATGGACCAGTTCAGAATTCTTGTTCTTTTAAAGTAAACGGATCAGATAAAGTTTCTTTTGTTTGGATGGATCCAGATACTCCAGCCGACGAGGTATTTAAGTATGTAGAGCATTTACCTAATTGTCAATATGGTAAAAATTATCCACACAATTATTATAAAGATCAAGATTATCAAAATGTAAATCCTATCAATAGTTTAGATTCTTGGACTAAATGTACTTGTAAGTCTGTACAATATTCTCCAATAGGTCATGAGGGAAATAATTTAAGAGATTATAATGGAATGGCTGATTATCTTTTTGCTGATCCAGAGGGTTACGGAGTTGATTTTGCAACTAATACTTGGAAGGATACTAGAGGGTTGGACGTATATAATAGCCCTCAATTTAGTTATTACAAAATAACTGGAGGAGATAAACAAGTAGGATGGGGCAAAGGTTATTGGAGGACGGGTACAGGAGCTTCTTTCATATTAAAAACCGGTAAGCGTTATACCTATTACAGATCCTCATTAAGAACTGATAAATCTAGTGGTAATGTTGCACCTTATTTTGTTTCTAATTATGCTTATAAAAATGTAAATGGTTTGTATTCTAGTTCTGAAGTTTATGATTTAGTTATAATGATAGACGTTAGTAAGTCTCAATCATATAGTTTAAGTAAAGTTAAAAATATAGTTACAACAACTATAGATAAAATTTTAAATAACAATAAAAATCAAGTTCAAATATCTGTTATAGCTTTTGGTAGTGTAGCTTCTCGTTTGAGTTGGTTGACGAAAAATTTTAGTGCTTTAGAACTTTTTGTTGATCAATTACAAGTATCAAAAGATCCAGCAGTAAATCAAACAGATATATCAGACGCTTTATTATTAGCTCAAAATATTTTAGATACTAGAGTCGTTACTAATGATACTAAAATTAATAATAGTAATGCTTATTTAGCTAGTCTCTGTAACAACCTTGGTTATTACATTTATCAACAAACTCACAAATTAGGTACACCTCAAAACATTCCTCAAAACGGAAAAAAGAAAATATTAATATTCAGTGACGGAGAAGAAACACTTTACAGAAACAAGAGCCATTTTGCTTTACGCCCATTTGATGATGCAGCATCAATAGCATTGGATTTAAAAAATGATAAAATAGAAATATATGGAGTCAATATAGGAGAACGTTCTTATTTTGACGATACTGTAAAATCCATGTCATCCAACATGGCAGATTATTTTGATTTACAAAGATATCTAGTATCTGGAGATGGAGATGAAAATTCTTTTGCAGAATACATTTCTATGAAATTAGGTAATACAATTTCTGTTAGACCTACTTGGTACAAGGCTATAAGAGACGTTAATGGAAATTGGTCGGCTACTAATGAATTATCAGATATGATAATAACTCCAGGAGATTATTTAACATATGTACACCGATCAGCTGTTAATTATACAGCTGCAATTATTAATGCATCTTTTATAACTCCTAGTATTTCATTTACCGTAAATGTAAAATTAGATGGTTGGGATTATGACAATAGTTATTTCACAGCATCGGCTTTAGGTGATCCCTATGGAGGCAAACCTTTCTGGGGTAAAGTATATACGTCACCAGATTCTAATTATAATTTCTTTAAAGGGGTCAATGCTTTTGGTGGTCATGTAAGATTCTTTAATGACTATACTCCTTTACATCAACCAGAAATTTCATCTTTAATTTTTAATACAGGAGATAACATACAATATGTAAGAAACAATAAAGATTCGCTTGTTTGGTCAGAGCCCTTAAACTTTGGTGTTTCTTTATCTTCTTATAATTGGAAACAATTGACTTTCAAAGAAGATTATTCCAACTTACAGGATTTCTTAAGATCAGGTAAATTAGACGAGATTATAGAAGATACTAATTTACCAAGCTATCTAACATTAGAAAGTTATTCTTCTTTTAAACCAGCATATTACAATTATTATGCTAGAAACGGTTTTAACTACACTCAAGATCTTTATTATTTAAATAGATGTTTAAAGAGCTTTGTGACCTATCACACTGGAGTAGCTATACAACCAAATGAACCATATGCTCATTTAGATAATGTTCACTACCCAACTGTAGCAACAGTTTCTTTTCCTTCTCAAGCAGTTAGTGATAAGCAAGTCGGGGAATATCTATTGCCAGAAAAATTAGGAACTCCTTTTTATAGAGGAAAGGGTTATTCAATAAAATTAGATAATGAATCTTTAACATATATAGATTCAATAAGTGCTGAAAGAATGTTTTTAGATTTAGAAAAGTTTGGTCCTAGAAATAGAGGTCTAACTAAAAAGGATCAAATAAGTCCAACCAAGATTACAAATATAACTAATAAATGGATGATGGAACCTTATAGTTCTGCTTCTAAAGGTGGTGTTATTATTAATACTTTAGAAAATCAAAAGCTTACACCATATCAAACCAGTTATGAAGTATATGGTAAAAATCATTATGGGCTATCGAGACAAACGGATGTGTTTGAATTTTGGACACCAGCTATTCCAGGTACTTGGAATAATTCAAAAGAATATCCACTTACCTTCAGACAGGAATTACCAGCTGAACAATATGCTTTAAGAAAAGAAAAATTACTAACAAATAAAGGAAAATTAGATAATTGGAGAACAGATATATACGGAAATGATTATGGTATATATAAACCATTCTCTCCAGTAGACGTAGATGGTTTATATATGTGGTTCTCAGCTGATAGAGGAACTATTAATCAAATAGCTTCTAGCGGTCTTCTAGATGATATTCAAGCTGAACACGGATCTAATGTCTTAAAATGGATGGATCGTAGTGGTAAAAATAATAATCTTGTTGCTATAAGTGGAACACCTATTTTACAAATAGAAAATAATATCCATAGTATATACTTTAATTCTACCAGTAATTTTACTAATGCTTTTAATTTAAATTTTGCTACAGCTACTATGTTCATAATAGGTTCTTATGAAAATATAGAAAATGATTATGCTTATAAAAATTATCAAGTAATGGCATCTTTCGGTCAATATGTGAGTGCCTTAGATCAAAATTATGTTACAAAAGGTTCTTTAGCCTTCGGACAAAGATATGGGGATTTTGTTTTTGACTTTGGTAACAATCAAGGATGGCCTACAAAAGTTGCTACTACAGAGTATCTATCATCAGTAGAAGAATTGCCTTATAATATGTGGGCTGTCCAATCTCTATATTGGTCTAGTACAGGTAATAATAGTTTTACAGTTCCCTCAAGAGTTACTTCCATTACTGCTTTAGTAATCGGCGGAGGTGGAGCTGGTGGCGGTAGTAATACATCTGATGCTGGTGGTCAAGGAGGCGGTGGTGGTGGTATATCTTATACAGTAATAAATATTGCTCCAGGTTCTACAATTCCTCTTAAAGTAGGTAGTGGCGGTTTAGGACTGAGTGGAAGTGCTGGTAATCCTGGTGTAGCAAGTTATTTTGGTTCTTTAACAGCTTTTGGGGGGTCTGGTGGTGGTTTAGGTTCTGCTATCTTTAATGGAACTATGGTATTGGGTGGATCAGGTACTTTATCATATGGATCTTCTGGAGGTGCTTTTGGAACAATTGATTTTAATGCTTTAAACGGTGTAGATGGATATTACTTTTTATCAGAGAATACCTATTTTGGAGCTGGTGGTGGTGGTGGATCTCAATCTAATTCTTTGGGTGGCTTGGGTGGCTTGGGTGGTGGAGGAGATGGTTCTAATAAATCATATCTAAACGGGTTGAGTGGTGTAGGGTATGGTAGCGGTGGTGGTGGTGGTGGTCCGTTGTCTACAGTTAATACTTTTGGAGGAAATGGATCTAATGGTTATATTAAAATATTATGGCAACAACCTACTTCTGGTCTTACTCTAACTCCAGTGGCATCTACATATCCTACAACTTTATATGAAATTGAGTTGACAGACTATTATGGTTATGTGCCCGGATTCTATCCTCCAACTTCAAGCCGTTATATGTTTGAAGCAGTCTTCAATCAACCTTATGCTCAAGCATTTATAAACGGTAAATTATACGCTGACAATAAAGGAACTTTAGTAAAAGCTGATACCGGATTAAATTTTGATGCTCCTTTATTTTCTACTGGTGGATTCTGGGTTGGTTGTTATGTACAAAATAGTCTATCAACACCTTGTAAAGTGTCTGAAATTCTTTTTTATAATAGAGCTCTCTCAACAGAAGAGAGACTAAATGTTGAGAAGTATCTCAACAACAAATATAATCTTTATTAAAGATTAACTAAAGAAAGAAGATAATTTGCTTTATTAAAAGCAGAAAGAATATCTTCCTTGGTATTATTGATACCAGACTTTACAGTGGTTACATAATTATTGAACTCTAAAGAAGTTAATAGGTTTTGTGTAAATTCATTTATCTTTTTATAATTAGATAAAATATCCTCTGCATCTCCCTTGTATTGATTTATGTCTTCTAAATTTATATTTGAATTAATACTAGGAAATAATGAATTTTGAATTCTTGATGTACCAATTATTTCTTCTTGGAGTTTGTCAAATAAACCATCTAGAGTCTCATAAAGATCTCCGAGAATTTCATGAACATTAATATCTGCTGCATACCAATGTAATAGGTGAATGGAAGAATGAATCTTCTTTAATGTAACTCCGAATTGTCTCGTTGGATCAAGAGACACACCTTCTGATTTTATTTTAATAATTTCTACTTCCATATTATTTTCTTTTAAAGATTTGAACTCTTACTAAATGTTCTCCTATTGATTCATCTGAACTAGATATTAAGTTATATCCTGTAATAGTTTCCATCTTTGGCTTTTCAATATTTATGGGTTCTGGTTCCTCAGGAGCTGGTTTTTTAATCTCAATATGATTATTAAGATTATATTCATCATATTCTTTTTTTAAAGATATTAAAAAACTTTCTCTATCTTTAAATCTTAATCTCCAAACCTTTATAGGAAATAAAACGTTTAAAGCATATGCTCTTTGAGAGCAAGTTTGGCAAGGTTTATCTTTTCCTGTTATAAAATGAGTTATAATACCTATAAACTTAGAATGTAAAATACATGCTACAATATCTCCCAAACCTTCAGCATTTCTTAATCTTAGTTTTGGGTGTTTCATTTATTTTATTTATTATATTTTGATAAAATATCTAGTACGTCTGTACTCATTTCTTTAAAATCATTATTAAAAAGATTGGCATTTTTAGATATTAAATGCAATTGTCTTATAATATTAGTTATTTGAATACCTAGAGGATACTTTTCTATTATTTCTTTAAGCGCCTTAGCTTCATTGTCCAATTCGATTATTTTCCTATTAGATACCATTTTACCATTATCAAAATCTCCTTCCCAATGCCACTCTTTTAGGTTTGAAAATTCTAGAGGTATTTCTTTGAGATATCCTTGAAAACTATTATCTTCTAAAATATTAGGAGCATATCCTATTAATTGTTTATTTTTATTAAAAAGAGCTAACATTTAATTACTAATTGTTGCGCCGGTATAAATCCAGGTATTATTTTGCTGAATATATTTTAAAGTATAAACTTTTGCTACTTGCATTTCTTGGTGAGTAAAATCAACTAATATAGTTCTATAATAAGATGAACCAGCTGCATAAGAAGCTGGAGCTGGAGCTGTTGTTGTTGCATTTGATGCAATTGTAACAGAAGTTGCTGTATACACGGCATATGAGATAACAAGCAAACCGGAATAACCATTACCAATAACTCCTCCGGTTGTACGCACATCATCAGATCCACCTCCACCAGCTCCGTAGAAAAATCCACTTACATTATGATCTCCACCACCACCTAGACCGCCTCTGCCTGATATACGTCCACCACCACCACCAGAATATTGAGTTCCGTCATATATAGGTCCTGCTGCTCCGTCTCGTTGATCTCCACCTCCTACACCACCAGTCGCATAGTTTCCAGTACCAGGTATACCTCCTCCGCCATTTGCTGATCCAGTACCAGCTTGACCTCCATAAGCTATTATATTACCAAATGTAGTATTGCCACCAGCTCCGGTTGCCCCAGAACTTGATATAGAACCAATACCACCAGCTCCTACGGTATAATTTATTACGCTACCAGGTGTCACGTCAACTTTGCCAGAAGAAATACCACCACCACCACCACCACCAGCATATCCACCATTTGCATTATAAGATCCTCCAGATCCACCACCTCCAACCGCAAAAACCGTTACAGATGAAACACCAGCTGGAACTGTCCAAGATCCAGATGAAGTAAATGTTTCACTCAAATAACGAATATTATAAGAAGGTGAAGTAGGAGACGCTGCGGCTGTGCGTATGTTTGCGTTATTCGTTATATAAGTGGAACCAGAAGGAGTCAATATTGAAATACTATTATTATCACCACCAAGAGGATTTGGGGAAGAAGTATATGTATAATGAACTGTATAATCGTCTATACGGGCATCAGCTAAAATATTAGAAGCATTTGCTCCGGACCCTACGTTTAAACTGGTGGAAGGTTCTGTTGGTATATAACAAATAGAAGAATTATTATTTGTAGATTTATCTAGTAATACATTGTATATAAAAACAACAACATTAACCATAGAACCGATATTATAATTGGTTGGTGGGAAATTCGTATTTAAATAATTTAAAGAATTAGTTTGTATAGTATCTATAGTTGTACTGAGGGTGTAGGCATTGACTATAGAACCATCACTAGCATTATTAAAACTGTCTGAGTTATAATTGTTATGTTCATATTGAACTGTAAAATCTGAAGTATGCCAATATGAACTTAATGTACTAATAGACGTGTGATTTATATTATATTTTTCCACAGCATCGTTAGAAAAATCTAATGCCATTTTATTATAAATCGTAGAATTGGCGGATATATCATTAAACCAAGTCAAGATGTTATTTTTTTTATAAATATCTGAAGATAAATTACATACGGTTGTATCGAGAGATAATAAATTGTAATTATGTTTGGCTATAGAATCACCAACACATTCTTCTCTTTTAATTTCTAAGGTTAATGTTCTCATATTTGTGTGCTGTATATCCATTTACAGTTTTGCATTATATACACTAAACAAGATATATTAGATGATTCATAATTATTAGAATAATTAAAATTTAAATAAGCTCTAATAACTGGATTATAATAGTGAGTACCGGTTTGAGGGTAACTACATGGGCAGGTAGCCGATTGATTACATCCATTAGATTGTCCATTGCAATTAAAGTCTCCATTACTGCAATATACATAACCACTATAGTGATTAGTACAATATGTTGTAATAGTTACATCATTAGTAGAACAAGCTCCGGTATCTTGTAATAATCTTACAGTTGATATGGGCGTAGATGATTCTTGTTTTAAAGCATAAACATAAGCTATTTGATTTTCTATATATGCTGTTGATCCGCCAAGACCGGAATTTGCTGAAAAATTATCATTAAGCCATTTGGTTATTTTTTTTTCTGTTGTAGGTGCTACAGTAGCTTGTTCTATGGATCGAGACGTTACAAATCCTTCTACAGCTAAATCTGTACCAGTTAATACTACTGGATAAAAAACTACTACAGGTTCTAACCATTTAGCACTATTAATTTGAACTTGAGTCACACAATTATCCCAAGAAGGTTTCCACAATGTACCAATTGCTGCAGCATTTTTAAATAAAATACTTTTAACTTGATAGTATTCAACAAGAGGTTTCCAAAGATTTTGAGCACTTAATTGTACCGATCCAATCCAAGTATCCAAAGTTTCGTAATTCAAATTTACTGTTGATAAAGAATCTCCTATGGAATAAGAAGTTGGTATATTGAAAAATGTGTAGCTCATTATATTTTACTCCAAGACGAAGATCGATTATTATACTTGTATCTTACTCTTACAGATTTTGCACAGAATCTATCCGTGACATAATAATTATAAGAAGATCCATCAGATGGTATTTTTAAAGTTTTGCCACCATAACCTGGGCAAGTACAAGTAACATTAGCTCCTCCAGTTACAGTAACACTACATCCATCATAAGCATTGGTACAACCACCTTTACCAGCTTTACCTCCGTGGTGGTTGCATCCTCTGCTAGGTCTTCCACATTGACCATTACAAGTTACTGTGCCTCCACCATTCGGTACGTGGCAGTCATGAGTATATGAAGCTTTAAATCCACTTGCTAAATCAAATTGATAATTTTCGTAAAGATTTACATAAACAGAAACAATTTGATTGACTGTAAAATTTGATACGGGAAAATTAACATTTAACCAATTAAGGATGTTGTTTGTTGAATATGTTACATTATTAGTTTTCCAGTCTTGAATTTCAAATAACGTATTGTAGTATAGAGCAAATTCATTAGCCCAAGTACCACTTAAAGATGTTACAGTTTTAAAATCTTGGATCCAAGTAGCAGAAGTATAAGCCACATTATTACTTGCTTCTATCCAAGCTGCACTATTATTAGAAAAAAGAGTATAGACTTTATTTAAATAATTTGATGTGGTTTGAATATAGTTTATAGAAGTACTAAGATTGACTACGTTGGTATTAATAACTTTTAAAGAATTAGACAGACACAAATTTTCATCTAACAAAAATATGTTAGAACACGTCTGGTCTATTTTAGTAAAAAGTGTGTCGAGGTCTGCCATATTATTTCCAATTAATTTTGTATAAAGAAGTATTAGTAGGTGCTATTTTATTTAAATTGTTCTTGATGCCATTTTCTATTATTTGTTTAACTTGATCTGGAACATTTAAATTATGTATATTAATGTTATAATATTTACTTTTACTGCCAGGTAATTGCATTTTATACCAGTGTTTGATTTGTTCTATATAACTTCTCTCACCTACAGACATATTCCACAATAGAGACCTATCATCTGCGGCGTGTTTAGATGAAAAATATAATTGTTCTATTTCTCCTTGAGTTAAAGACTTATTATAAAGTCTTAATTCTGCAACTTGTCCAGTAAATTTGTAACCATTATCTATGGCTATAATATCATTTAAAGTTGTATTTTGTATAGTTTCACAACCTAATAATAAAGATGTTCTGTATATATAATATAATTGGTAAACGTGTGGAGAGAATGTAACAGTATCGCCTTGTTGAACAGAATCTAAATAAGCTTTGATTGTTCCATTGACACCATCAAATGCCAAAGTAAAATGATGCCACCCAGGACTTAAATTATTAATGTCATAAGGTAATATTTTTATATTAACAGAAGGGCTTGGGTTTTTACCGTTAGGTGTAGCTAATTTAAGTTTCCAACTTAATTGTTTATTAATACTAGCATATTTTCTAAGATATTGATATCCTGTAAAATCTCCAAAAGAAAACATATTAACATTTAAATTATTAGTTAATCCTACAAGATTTAATTTAGTTATAATATTCCCGCTACTGTTGATAGTGTATATATTGTCATCATTCAGGTCTACCAATATGAGTCGATCTTCAGTTGATACCAAAGTCGTATTACAAGGATCTGAATTACTATCTTTAGGCACTCTTACAAAATTCATAAATCTTGTTTGTTTTGTATAATCAAAACAAGGATCAGGAGGTAATGTAGAATATTTTCCTAATCTTTTTGAAAATATTATTTGATTATTTAAAACGTTTATTTTAGTCAAACTATCTTGTCCGTGTAATACCCAAATATAATTGTCTGCATCAAAACTTATTTGCTGCACATAACCTATATTTCCAAATATTGCTTTATTCCTATAAAGATTACCACCAATTATTTCCCATATATTGTTTTGGTTATCTACAGCAGATTGTAAACCGAAACAAGATATTATGTTTCCATTTAAATCTATTTGAATAGAATTAACATCTTTGGATAAAGAACCGTTAGATTTGTAATTACCGTTTGTGTCTAAAACTACATAATTTTTTGTAACATTATCAAATATATATAAGTTTTCGTATTTGTCTGTTTCTATTTGAGATATAGAACTTAATGAATTAACTAAATGAGTTTTAGCATTTAATATATTATTAGTTTGAAATAGTGGTTGATTGTTAATATCATATTTAATTCCAGCCAAACCTTTTGTATCAAAAACCCAATAGGTATAATCTATCAACCTTTGAACTATTTTATTGCCCTTAGAAAAAGATATATTTTGGGCAGTTAAATTTTCTAAATTTGAAAATCTATAATTTAGATTGTATATTTTATTTTTGTAATTGGAAGTATCATTACTATCTACTAAGGTAATAATTGGGGTTGTTAAAGATCCTTCATTTATAAGACCAAATCCACTATCATAATAATTACCAAATATTTGTTTTCCAGACATATTCTGCCAGTCTTCTGTATTCAACCACATAGAAACAGTTAATTGGTTTTGGGATAACAATTCTGTAGTGGCTGGAAAAAGAACGTGATTAGTTCCATCTAAATTTAAACTATCACCTAATAAATTAGATTCTTTATTAAAATATAATATACCTTCACCTTGATTAGGTGACTCATCCATTAAAGGAGAAGAATCCCATTTAGTTACTTGTAAAATAGAATTAGAAGAAAGATGTTGAATATAATTTAATCTATTTTCTTTTCCTGTATGAAAATAACGATATAAAACTCCAGGTTCTAAATACATTTGCGACGGCATATCAAATGTATAATTTTCTGTCGTATTTAATCTATCGTGATATACCATCAATTTAGTAGATAGAGCTTGATCAATTGTGTAGTATGCTGGGTTATAATATCTATCCATCCATACTTTATTCCCATCCATACTACCAGATAACCAAGAACATAACCAAGTATTACTATAGCGAGTAATAGAAGGAGGCTGAGGGGAGTCTGGTATTTTTTCAGAATAATCTTGAAGCTTGATATAAATTCTATCAGAAGCAAATGGAGTCTCACCTGGAATAGCACCATCTTCAATAAGACCGGAAGAACTTAAAGGTATTCTTTTTGATGTAGGGCCAAAATAAAATGGACTATCTTTATCAGGCGGAAAATCCATTTCAATAGTGTCTGAAGTAAAACCTAGATAAACATTATCTAATCCTTTATCTTGGTTAGTTCCGGAATACACGTTTTCATATTTTCTTCTGATTCCTTTTTGACCCTGAACGTATTCTAGACCAAAGCTATAATTGTATTCTGGTGTTTGATAATTTTTAAGACCATGTAGAGCTAACGGATAAGTTACTCCTTGTGTTGTTTGTATATAATACTCTGGAGGAAATATTCCTAAATAATTTTGAGAGTATTGAGAGTTTATAGTACTTAAATCTAAAGTTAATGTATTTTGATTATTTAAAGGATTAACTTTATATTTTACTAAAAAGCTATCTTTAACATCACTATTGAGAGATGGTTTTTCTTTGTATGAAATAAAATTAAGAGATGCTTCTTTTGGAAATTTATAGGCAGATGTAAGATAAGCTAAAGAACTTAATCCATAAAAATTATTACTAAATTTTACAACAGCTTGTTCAAAACGAGGTAATAATAAATCATCATTAATTCTAAATAAACTAATAGTGTCTGGTCCTAATGCATAATCAAATCTTTGAGCATCTATATAGAAATTTTTAGCACTTAAAATAGGTGTAATTACTGGGTGAAATATAAGACCATTAAATCCTTCAAAAAGACTTGTAAGAAGATATTTGGTTTTTACAGATTCTACTATTACAGAATTATCTGGTTGAAATACAAATCTAAATACATCATTTTGATTAAAAGAAGAAACACCAGTTACAGCCCATTGATAATTGTCTTGTACTTTTATTAACGTTAATAATTCTAAATTATGATCTGCTACTGGACTTTTAATTAAACTTTGACCAATAACCGGACTATCTATTTCTGTTAACAGACCAGTATCTTTTGGTTTTAAATCATCTGTTAAAAATTCGGAAGCCTTTTTAGTATCGGTTAGAAATAATCCGGTTTTGTTATTAGTTGTAAAACTAATACAATTACTAAGAAATTCATCAACATTAGCTCTTAATCCATTACTAAAAATAATTGGAGTAGGGCTTGTTGTAAATTGGTTGCCTAAAATAGAAAATTTTACAGGGTTACAATTAACTGTAGATAAATTTGTATATAGATTTACACTTACCATTATCAATATTTAGTGTAAAATCTTTGTTTTCAAAGCAGGTTTGTTATTTTGTATTGACCAAAATTATTTGCAAATGGGAGAAGAGCATTTAATGTTTCTAAAGTAAATTCTTTATGGTTAACAAAATTTAAACTCAAAAGGCCTAAAACATATGCATTATTTCTAACAACGAAAGATACATTATATCGCTTGGTATCTCTATTATAACAAATTTTTGGTTTTTCTAAATTAGCTTTATCACCACCCCAATTATTTGCTCCTAAAAGTGGTATTGTTATATGGCTATTAAATGCCAAATATATTTCTCCATCTTTACAATCATATTCGGTTATAGTTATATAAAAATCAAAAGTCGCTTCTTCTATAGCTGTTTTAATTTGTTGAATACCAGATCTTATAGTAACAAAATAAATTTTAAAATTTGTTTCATCAAACCAATAATCTATAGGTACCTGGGATATTTTATTAAAAGAACTATTGTTTTGGAACGGTACAATAATTCCATCTGTATTAACTTTTATTTTTTCAAAAATAAACCCAGTTTCTGTTTCGACATATATTACATCATAAAATATATCAAACTTAGAAATATTATTTGTATTTAATTCTCTATAGAATGTAGGATTAACATCTTGGTATTTTGCATATACAGCCGATAGAATTTTATTAGATGCTTCTATTTTCCCGTTTAAGGTTCTCAACCATAATTCTCCGTTATTATATTCACTACTAAATATACTCATAATAATGCTCCTTTATCCCCTGCTTTATTAGATGAAGGTACAAAATCTATCACCCTGATTTGAGGGTTTAAATTCAAACTATCTAATTCATAAGGCTGTAATAATCTATAAGGTCTTCTGTGTATTACTTTTATATTTGTATCTGCTAGTGGTGCTTTAGGAATTTCATGCCAATTAACCAACATAGGTACTATGTATTTTGGATTTTTGGTTTCAAATACATAAAGAATGTCATCATTGGGTCCAAACATTTTAGTTGATACTAAATGCATTTCCTCAAAGAAACCACTATTTAAACCATCCATGTTCGGTGCTATAATATTTATTATATAAAAAATATCCACGAAATCGGGTTTGCCTAATTGATATACTTGAGCCTGAGCTGTAAATGTTTTATTAAAATATTCTGATGTAGCAAATGTTTTTGTTATAGTAAAATTTCTAGGATCTCCTGGTTCATCTGGATAAGGCAATTTTGATGTGTCTGAAGAAGTAGGAGCATAATAAAAACTTTTTACTATATCTGGACTACCGTCATTAAAACTCCAAACAATTCTATTAATCTTATTAGGTAATTTTATGGCGGAAGGGTTGAATGTTATAGTTGTAGGTCCAAAATTATTAATTATATAAGTACTTGCTGCTGTATAATCTAAAGCAATATATTTGGCACATAATGTACCTCTTGTTGTAGAATTACCAAATTCAATACCAGCATACGTTTCGTCAGCTAATAAATATGGAATGGCTCTAGAACCTTCTATTCCAGCCGATAAGCCACCAGTTAATGACAACAGTATTTCTTGCGAATTCATTTATTATACCTATTAATTAATTACAGAAATGGTAGGTGTAAATGCACAAGCTAAATTATTGTCTAATATATATGCTGGGTTATAGGGAGCATTAAAGCCATTAAAAACTACAAATCTACCATTACCATAAATTACAGAGCCATATCCGCCACTAGCTAGATTAACCTTAATCCAATTTATACCATCGTAAGAGTACATTCCAGTGCTACCGTTAAATGAATGTGCTAAAAATATACCATTGCCGTAAGTTAATGATGTAAGGTTTAAACTACTATTATCATCTCCATATATTTTTCCATCCTGCCAAGTCAATCCGCCGTCAATTGAATATGCTGGAAGGCCTCCCAAAGAACATATAGCTACGAATTTACCTCTTCCATAACTTAATCCTCTCCAATACCTAATGTTCGGATATGACCCACCAGGAAGAAGTCCTCCTTGAGACCAGGTAGCCCCTTCGTTATCTGTATAAACAACATTACCACTAACACCATTACTGGCATCAGGAATTATCATATATCTGCCATTGCCATATGCTGAACCTTTAGCTTCTACGATTGTAGGCAAATTTCCTCCCGCGGTCCAGGTAACCCCATCATTAGAATATGATGTCCATTGATAGCCAGTACCCGCTGTTGCTATAAATCTAGTACTGGCAAATCCTAATGATATATATGTATTAACGTTATATAAATTTCCACCAGCTGTCCAAGTAGCTGCATTATCTGTGGAATATGCACAAAATTGAGTAGTATTATTGGGTTTAGTACCTATAGCAACAAATCTTCCATTACCAAATGCCGTAAAATTCCAAGTCACTGCGGACTGAGTAGCTGGCATAGCTGCTGTTGTTCCGGTCAATCCATCTTCTGTATAAACCGAATATGAATTCGTACCATCACTAGTAACAGCAACAAATTTTTTATTACCATATGAAGGAGCATTCCAGGGATATTGAGGAAATGATGTAGCTTTTACCCAATTAACATTTACATTTGTTGTTGTTAAAGTTGCCATAACAATTATGTAATTTTTGTTATCTTTCTATAACTACCTGGTAAAGGATCTAAAGTGCCTCCACCTTGGTTAACAAAAACATTAAGGACTATATTGGAAGCGAGGCCTGAGGTTTTTACTAATGCTTTAATAAAAGCATTATGAGAAACAGAAGTTGTTAAAGATACTGTTCCTGGTAGGTTTACTGAATTTTTAGACGTTGCTAAAACTCCTGCAGAAGCTGCATTGCCTACAGCTGCTACACCGGTCGGTGGACCTTGATAATATTGAGAAGATATTAAATTAAGTGTATTACTAGCTGATAGCTGATATGTTACAATTCCTGCTGTATTTTTATAAAAATATAAACTATATTCTATTTCATAAACAGAATCTGGAGTTAAATAATCTATTGTAGGATATAAGGCATTAAAAAATGGTAATGGTGAAACTGATATATTTAATAATGTTGGCACCGGAGAAAGTATGGTATAAAACTTCGGAACTCCTAAAGCATATAAAGAACTATTACCACTAAGACCCATATAAACTCCATTGTTAAAATTTAATGATAATGTATTAGGACCATTACCTGCATTATTGGTTACAAAACCGTCTGATAGTACCATTTGATTGCCGGTTCCAAAAAATAATTTAGTAGAACTTATAGATGGAGATGTAACAGATGTTGTGAATGTACCAGTTGTGAAAGTAGCATTATCTCCATAAACATTGCCCGTTGCTAAAAATTCACCATTGACTGTTAAAGCTCTGCTAGGTGTTGTTGCTCCTGTTGCTATGCCAACGTTAATATTAGTGGCACTTAATAAACTTTTCAAAGCATTAGAAGCTGTTGATGCTCCAGTACCACCACCCGCTATGGATCTTACTCCATTGGTTTCAATAATAGTTGTGTTATAAAGTGTATCCATTAGAATCTAATTTGTTTATGTTCTAGACCAGAGCGACAATTTATGATACCTCTTCCGTCTGGGAGAGTAATATCAACATCTATGTGGTCTGAACCGGCTAAATAATTTGCATCATATATTTCTTGTAATCTAGCGGCATCTTCTTTAGAAGCAGCTATAAATTGAGTTTTTTGAATTTCTTTAAATACTTCTAAAACTTCTGGATTTATTTCTCCTTCTGAATTAGTTGCTGTATTAAGAATTAATTGTTGTTGAGGTGTAGGTTGAGCATATGTTCTTTGAACCCACTTACCGTCTCTAAGAGTAAAATCTTTTTCTTCCATGTTATTATATATTTATATTAAGCGCTTCCGTTTACAAGTCTATTATACAAGTCTATACAATTAACAAAACAAGCTGGATTACCTAGGTCTCTGGAATTTGTTAATGTTGGTAAATTCTGATCAGAAACAATACAATTAATATATTGGCCTTTGTAGTTGCTTAAATAACCGCTTATAGCATATCCATCAGAAACAGAGCTAGATCCTTTACAAGCATTTAAATAAGCATTATTACTAGTTTGATATCCAAAGAAACCTCCACCCCAAGTAGCAGTATTGGAACCAGTGCAATTATAAAAAGTTCCAGCAATAGAAATTGATAATTTACCAACAAATCCACCACCAGCTAATCCATAATTAAACCCCTGACAATTATAAAAAATACTATCAGACACTCCACCATTAATTCCAACAAATCCGCCACCTCCACTACCACTGTTGCTCCCAGAACAATTAGTAAAGACTGCATTTTGTATAATGGAATTATCACCACCAAATCCACCTCCACCATTATCACAAGAATTTGACCCCGAACAATTAGTAAATGTTCCAGATAAAGTAGAACCACTTCCAGCAAATCCACCTCCACTATTACTACCAGAACTTATGCCTTTGCAATTGGTAAATGTTCCAGATAAAATTGCACTACTTCCAGCAAATCCACCAGCTCCTCCATTATTTCCTATGTTTGATCCAGAACAATTAATAAAAGTTCCAATTAAATTACCACCAAAAGACCCTTGACCATTTTTTGAATTAGTTCCAGAGCAATTAACAAATGTTCCAGAAACATTAAAAGAATATAACATATCAAAAATTATATTTTCCCAGTATAAGTTAGTAAAATTACTTCCAACAATAGCACTTATTCCAGAACCATTATTTTTGATTGTGAATCCTATACAACGAATATCATTAGCAGATTGATTTATAGTTTGGTCACTATTATTAGAAATAATATTAACATGACTAGCATCCCTAGAGAATCCTACTACATCTACATATTGAGTATCTAAATTTAAAGAGAAAGAACCGAGGTCATAAGTCCCAGGCATTAATATTAATGTTGCTCTATTAGAAGAACTTAAAGGTAATCCATTTGGAGATAATGTTTTGGCTTTTGTATAAGCTTTAAGAAGATTAGTCCCATTTGTTATTACATTATCACTAGTTGTTACATATACAAAGTTGGGTGTTGTAGTAGCTATACTTGTAGTATTGAGAGCATCTATTAAAGAGATTTTTTTTGTTATATCGTCATTAACAACTGGAAACACATCATCTGCTGTAGGAGATGTAAGTGTTGGTAAATCTATAATAGTTGTATTAGCCATATGTTATATTTAAGCGTAATAAGTTCCTGAATTTAAAAATTCTAATATTGTATTAGATCCAACTACAGTTACTCTTGGAGAACCAGTTGTGATTCCGCTATAATAGTCCGTAGGTATAGAAAGTACAACAGCTCCGGATCCACCTGACCCACCAATAGTGGCGGAGTAATTTCCTGCTCCACCACCACCACCACCACCTGAATTTGGAACGCCATCTTTTCCTACACTAGCATTAGTTGCTTTTCCATATCCACCAGAACCACCGCCACCAATCCCCCCAGTACCTGCGGCAGCTGCTACCCCGTTTCCAAGATTGTCAGTAAAATTAGTACCACCACCGCCGCCACCGCCAATCCAATAAGCTCCATTTACTAATACACCTACTTTAGAACCTAAAATTGGATTTACTATACCAGCACCACCAGTACCACCAGGACCGCCACCATTGGCGTCTCCTCCAGCAGCACCAGCACCTCCTCCTCCTCCTCCAGGACTGTAAATAATATTACCAGATGATCCTCCATCATTACCTTGTCGCGATGCAACAACACTATTTCCACCAGGATAAATAAGGCCTTGAGCATCAGCAATAATACCACCACCTGCTCCACCACCACTACCCTTACTTGCTAGATCAGCGGATGAAGAATTACTGTTTCTGGTTGGTCCTCCGGTACCTCCGCCATATGCTACTAAATTGCCAAAAGATGAGTTTTGTCCTAGGGTGCCTTTACCTTGATAAGAAGAAGCACCTTGAATAAAAACACCACCGGCACCACCGGCACCAATTGTTGCACCATAGCTTGTCCCATAATTTAATGTAGTAGTTCCACTTATAACTCCACCGGCTCCGCCTCCTCCTGAAGAACCTCCGCCACCTCCTCCGCCTATTAATAGGTAACTAATAGTATAAGGAGATGTATTGCTTCCATTAACAATATTACCCGAACCATCTAAACAATTAATATAAAAACCATTAACCAAAGATGGAAAAGAAGAATATGTAGTTTTATGATTTATAAAACGACCTTTTACGGTGTTACCTATACTACCAGTACAATTAAAAAATGTTCCAGAAATTGAAGAACTATATCCACCCCAATCACTAGATGCATCGTAAGAGTTAGATGCTATACAATTATAACAATTGCTATTTAATGTACCATATAGTCCAATAAAACCACCGCCTTGAGCTCCGTTATTAGAACCTTTACAATTATAAAAAGTTCCCGAAATTATTCCATACCATCCGGCAAATCCACCGCCATAAGTTGCTGAGTCGTTATTTGAACCAGTGCAATCTATAAATGTACCAGAAGATGTACTGGAGCTTCCTGCAAACCCTCCACCATAATTTGCTGTATTTATTCCAGTGCAATTAATAAATGTACCATTACAACTTCCACTAGATCCGGCAAATCCACCTCCTTTAAAACCAGTATCAGTATTAGAGCCAGTGCAATTAGTAAATAAACCAGATATGATACCACCATTACGCGTAAAACCTCCAGATAATCCGATGGAATTTATACCAATACAGTCTGTAAAAATTCCAGAAGCTATACCAATATCCCAATTATTACTTGTACAATTTTTAAATGTACCTGATAAAATATCTGAAGATATAGAATTAAAAATTATATTTTCATAATATGCTAAATTTAAATTACTATTTAAAATAACCCCTGTACCGTTTGTAAGTGCTGTATTATTTGTTGAGAATCCAACACAACGAACATCATTAGCAGTTTGATTTATAGTTCTAGATGAATTAGAAGATGTTATAATAGTACCTTTAGGATCTCTAGTAAATCCTACTATGTCTATATATTGTGTATCTAAATTTAAAGAAGAGGATCCTAAATCATAATTAGCTGGTGGAAGAATAATTACAAATCGATTAGAAGAACTTAAAGGTAAACCATTAGGAGTTTGAGTTTTGGCTGTTGCATAAGCATTTAAAAGTTTAGTTCCATTAGATATATTATTATTGGAAATTACTAATAAATTATAATTTGTTTTACTACCGAATGCGGAAATACTAAAAGCGTCTGATAAAGAAATCTTTTTGGTTACATTATTATTAACAATAGGTAATATATCTGCAGGAGATGGTATTGAATTTAAAGTTAAATTAGATATTTTTGTATCTGCCATAAATCTACTTATTAAGCACTCCCATTAACTAGTTTGCCGGAATTATCTAAACAATTTATATAACAAGCTGGTTTGGTTGAATCTCCGGAATTCGTAAGAGTTGGAAAATTTGTGTCATATAATAATTTACAATTAATAAAACGCCCTTTTATGATTGAAGTATAACCACCAATACCACCTCCTCCTGATGTCTCATCAATCCCTAAACTATTGGTAAAAGTTCCACTAGCCGAGCCACTTGCTCCTACAAATCCACCACCAGCATAACCAGTATTTTTTCCTATACAATTAGTAAATGTTCCAGAAGCAATACCAGCAGTGCCAACGAATCCACCACCATTATCTCCAGTATTTGTACCAGTACAATTTATAAATGTACCAGAAGCATAGCCATAACGACCAGCAAATCCCCCACCGAAGTTGTTTGCTTCACTTTTTCCGATACAATTAATAAATATTCCAGAAGCGTAACCGCCATAACCTGTAAATCCCCCAGCACCAAGATTACTTCCAGTGTGGAATCCTTTACAATTAGTAAATGTTCCTGAAGCATCTCCAGCATTGCCAACAAATCCACCACCATTACCTCCAGTATTAGAGCCTGTGCAATTAATAAAAATTCCAGGAGCGGTGCCACTTATTCCTGCAAACCCACCGCTCAATAGTTGAGAATTTATTCCATTACAATTTATAAATTTACCAGCAGCAGATCCGCCATATGCACAATAAGCACCATTTGGATAATTAAGAGTTGTAGATGTACAATTTTTAAATGTGCCAGATAAAACACCAGCATAAATAGAACCGAAAATTATATTTTCACAGTAAGCTAAATTTAAATTACTAGAAAATGCATAAGCTTCAAACGCACTAGTATTTTTAACTGTAAACCCTATACAACGGACGTCATTAGCAGTTTGGTTTATGGTTTGACCTATGGATGCTGATGTTATAATAACATGACTAGCTTCTTTGGTTAATCCAATCAAATCTATATACTCTGTATCGAGAGTAAGAAAAGAAGTTCCTAAATCATATTTGCCCGGTGGGACAATAATAGAAACTCTATTTGTAGAACTTAATGAAGATCCATTAGGAGTTAAAGTCTTGGCTGAAGTATATGCCGCTATAAGATTATTCCCGTTAGTAACCGCATTGTTGGTAATTGGTACATAAACATAATTTGCTGCTTGTAAAGGTAAACTACTTAAGGACGCAACGGCATTGGCAATTGTAACTTTGGTAGTAGATCCATCACTAACTTTTATAACTGGTAATATGTCAGAAGAAGATGGATTTGTATTGTATGGTAAATTTATTATTCTTAATTCTGCCATATCTTTAAAGTATTATCTTAGAACCATCTTCTTGAAGAAGGTATCCAGAACCACTAGGAGTTAATAAAAGAAAAAATCTAGATTTAAGCTGCAATAATGCATCTATACCAAAACTTATATTTCTTAACATATTAAGCTCCTAGGTCACCAAATAAGATCCATCCACCAGTAGAACCAGCATAAAGTAAAGTTGCTGCTGAATATTGTTTATTTGTTTTCAATAACCCATCTGCTTGATTAATAGTTATACCATTAGTACCTCCAGATAGAGCAATTCTTTGTGTACCGAGTTGTAATAAAGTAACTTGGAATCCGTCTGGATATGTTCCAGTACCTACGGAAGCTGTCAAACCAGTTGTTAGGTTTGTGGAACAAATCGTATATCCTGAATCATTAGTTGAAAATGTATAAGAGGTTCCAGATTGAATATTAAGAGGCGCTAGAACATTGCCTATCCATTGTGTACTAAATGATTGTACAGTTGTTCTTGTATCTACCCAATTGGCACTTGTATTATTGACTTTACTATAAACAGAGGCATTGTTAGCAGAAGCTGATTGTAAAAATGATATACTATTCCAATTAGCGGTGTTAGGGTTTACATAACTATAAACAGAATCCCAGTTAGCACTTGCAGAATTAACTTTACTATAGACAGATGCATTATTAGCAGAAGCAGATTGTAAGAAAGATATACTATTCCAGTTACCTGTGTTGGCATTTACATAGCTATAAACAGAACTCCAATTGGCACTTGTAGAACTTACTTTGCTATAAACAGAACTCCAACTACCACTTAGAGAACTTACAGCACTATATACATCAGCTGATGCAGATGCTCCAAAATATGTAGAATTCCAATTGACCTTATTAGCATTTACATAATCATAAACATCACTCCAATTGGCACTTGTTGTATTAACTTTACTATAAACAGAAGCATTATTAGCAGAAGCAGATTGTAAGAATGATATACTATTCCAGTTGGCTGTATTAGCATTTACATAGCTATAAACGGATTCATGTTTGCCACTAACACTATTATAAGAAGTATAAACAGAATTCCAATTACCAGTATTGGCATTTACATAACTATAAACAGAATCCCAATTAGCACTTGTTGTATTAACTTTACTATAAACGGATTCATATTTGCCGCTAGCTCCATTATAGGAACTATAAACAGAATCCCAATTAGCACTTGTGGAATTAACTTTACTATAAACACTATTCCAATTATTACTATTTCCTTTTAGATCTGTAATAATTCCATTAGAACTAATATCACCTACAACAGAAAGTCTACTGCTAGGAGTTGAAGTACCTATGCCTATGTTTCCTGTAGAAGTTACTCTCATTCTTTCATTGGAAGCCTGAGTGCCTCCTGTGAAAAGAAGAAGATCTCCATAAGCTGTACCAGTACCGACAGCTAAATTAGCAGTCAATGTATAAACATATGAATCATTAGCCTTTACAATATCAAATGCTGGACTATATCTAGTACCATCATATTGACTACTATTGACACCAATATCCAAATAATCTAAGCCAGTATCATTTGCTATATACAAATCACTACTTGCACTAGCACTAGGTACTGTATTTTGTATAGAACCAAATACAGAAAGTGTACTGGCATCAATTATATTTAAAGGAGAATAATCAACATATTTTGCTGACATAGGTGTACCTAAAGTGATGTGAGGGCTTAATATATCCTTATTAGATGTTAAATTTGTAACATATGTATAAGGAGCCATGAAATTATTATAAGCATAATTCCATCCACCACTAGCACCTACTACAGAACTATAAACACTATTCCAATTGCCAGTTAATGATTCCATTATAGCTACACCAGCTGTGTTGGCATAAACCCAAGTGGCATAATCTAAAGTTTTAGTATAAATTCCTATATCTGCTATAGAAGTCTTTTTTGTAATTCCAGCCTGAGCTATAGCGGTTTGTTCCGTACCGTTTAATGGATCAGAATTGTATAAGCTTACAATTAATTTTACTCTATCGGAGGTAATATCAGGCATATAATATATTTATTCAAAAAAATTTAAGTTATGATTTAAAATCTATAAACTTCAACTGGAGAGAAATACTGATTTGAAGTATCGCCTATTCCGACTTCTCCATGGCCATTGTAACCACAATTATAAACTCTTCCTTCTCTTGTAATGATACTAAGAGTCAAGTAAGAAGAAGATCCATAAAATGCTACAGAGGCTGCATCGTCATTAGGAGTTCTTACATATAATAATCTATTATGAGAAGAGAAATTTGTACTTTGCCCTGTTTGACCATAACCATTATAACCACAAGCATAAACTCTTCCGTCTGTTGTTAATATTGCAAACCCATAAGTTTTAGCTATTATATCTTTGATATCGGAGAATGAAAAATTTAACGCAGTTGAAACATATGTTAGACTAGGACCGTTAGAGTAAATACCAGGCGCATATACTTGTGAAGGGTAGGCTCTGTCTGTATTAGAAGCGTCTCCTAATTGACCATAGTTATTCCAGCCCCAACTATATATCTTAGTACCAACATAAGCATAGCTAGAAGGGTGCCCTCCGGGTACATTAGTTGTTCTAAATTTTTGAACAGTTGTACCTAAACTAGTTATCTGAGTTGCGTATTGTTTATTTCCAATAACATTTAAACCTAAGAAACCATATTGGTTATCACCTGTACCCCATAAGGTACCATCATTACATAAGAAATATGTTTGTCCTCGAGCACCGGCTCCTCCATTATTGCCGTGTATTTCTTTGACATTTGTTAAATTTGTAAGAGCAGCTTTTAATACTGGTCCGAATGTTGATTTAGAAGTAAAATCACCACGACCAAGTTGTCCCCAATCACCATATCCACAAGATTGAACAGTGCCATCTGCTTTTAATACGAATGACGATGATACCCACTGATTACTATTCATGAATACATTGATATTATCAGTTCCTAAACTACTTCTAACCGTTGGAATGGAAACGGCTACATTATTTCCGGATCCTAACTGACCCCATCCATTGTATCCCCAAGTCCATATTTGACCGTTAGAGGTCATGGCTATACAAGATACTAAATTCTGTCTATCACCATCACCAGAGCAAGAGAATTTTACAACAGGAAGACCACCGACTGAAATTTTTTGAAAACTTGTTTGATGTATTGTAGTTCCTACTCCCAATTCTCCATGGACGTTTATACCAGTTCCCCATAATGTACCAGTTGAATCTAAAACATACATACGATCACCAGGCATCCAATATTTTACAATTTCATTTACATTAAGATCACTATCACTTATAGCTACAGAAACTGGTGATGAATTATAACTTGTTCCGTAATATCCTGTAGGTAAACTGCCGTAGTAATTAAATCCAGCTACATATAATCTAGTTTGATCTGTTTGAGAAGATGCTTCTCCTAAAATTCCAGTTGCATGACTATATCTATTATTATAATAAGCATGTCCACCAATTGTAGCTATTGCGAATGCTGCAGCACCTCCACCGCCGCCGCCAACTATGTTTATTGTAGGGTCTTCTAAATATCCTCTACCCGGGTTATCTATTACTATATTAACAACTTTTCCATTCTGAATTATTGCGTGTGCTGTTGCTTGTTCTGTGTCTGTTGTATCTGTCGGTGCGCTTATAGAAACATTAGGAGCAGAGCCATATCCAGTTCCTCCAGTTTTAATGAAGATAGCTCTTACGGTACCACTCACCATAGCCTTGCGAGGTCTATTCTTAACAAATCCAGTGACATTAATGTCTTTATTAACAGTTAAAGTTCGAGCTACAATGTTGCCCTGAGAACTTAAATTATTTACATAAGTGTAATTTGCTTGTGCTGTTGTTAAGTTAGAACCTAAGATAAATGTATTTTGATGATTTGTAGTATTGCAACATCCACCTAAAATACCAGTATAGTTTTGATTTGCTGTATTGCTACATCCTCCTGCCACTATAGAGAAACAACCCATTGCACAATTGATTGATCCGCCGGCTACAACAGAGCTTGTGCAACCTGTGCAATTATTTGTTCCACCACCAATTACTGTATAATTGGCATCCACTATATTATAATATCCGCCACCAATAAAAGAATTACCCGCGTCTGAAGTGGCACAATTATTAGATCCACCTATGATGGCATTGGTAGAACCGTCTGCTCTGTTAGATATACCACCTCCAATGAATGAATAAGTTGAAGTAATACAATTCAAGCGACCACCAGCAATAACAGAACAAGCATTTGCTATTTTATTATTATATCCACCACTGATTGTTGAATGCGTTTGAGATATACAATTACAACGCCCTCCACCTATAGAAGAGAAACAACCAGCAGCAGTAACACAATTACATCCATCAAATGGTTTTATAGAAGATAAAGTGCTACCAGTTGTAAAGGGACTTCCACAAGCATGAATACCAGTTAATAAAGATCCATCACCGTAATAAGTTCCACACACAGCTCCTTGAGAACTGATATTATTAACATATGTGTAATCTTTACTACTTGCAGTTAAATTAGATCCTAAAATAAATGTATTGCAATAAGCAGAAGTATTACTATTACCACCAGCAATAAATGAATAACAAGCTGATGCAGTATTGGCTTTGCCTCCTACTACGGATGTATTCTTACCAGAAGCTGTATTTTGATATCCACTTCCTACAAAGGAATAATTACCAGAAGCTGTACTATCAAACCCTCCTCCTAATGCGGCATAACAACCACTAGATACGTTAGAACAGCCGCCGCCTATATGTGAAAAATTTCCTGTGGCACAATTTAATTTTCCACCAGTTACTGATGAAGAATCTCCAGGAGAACAATTTATACAGCCACCTAATACAACGGAATGAGTTCCGTTTGATAAATTTGTTACACCGCCACCAATGAAAGAATTAGCACCATCTGCATTATTATTACAACCACCTAACACGCTAGAGCAATTAGATGCTGAATTATTATAACCAGCTATAATACGATTATTGGCACTGATATCTCCATTGATTGTTAAAACTGCATTTGGATTTGGCGTATTTATACCAATATTAGATGTGTTGGTTATTACTATAGATGAAATACTTGGTGTGGTTCCAAACACCGTTGTAACAACAAGTTTATCTACTAATTCATCGTATTTTATATTAAATCCAGAAATAGAATTATTTAAATTTTCTCCAATAAAAATAGAAGGACTTTTAAAATCATTGGCTTGTCCATTAACTAGATTTATACCATTAGCTGATAAAATCGTAGTCCAAATAGTAGAACTAGAACTAATATTTCCATTTACAGTTAAATTTGCATTAGGAGCAGTGCAACCAATGCCAACAAATCCTCCAGTAACATCTCCGTCTATATAAAAAGCAGTTGCAGCTTGTGCCATTGCCACAAACATTGGTTGATAACCACTTTGTCTAAGCATTAATGTTGTCGTTGATCCACTATAATTTACAATGTCTAATCCCCTGCTACTAATCATTTCCGTTGTACTTGAAATAACACCGCCACTAAGGAAAAGATTTCCAGTTACATACGCATTGCCTTGAGTCCAAGTATTACCATTAACGTGTAATGGGTATTTTGGAACTATTGTTGCTATACCCACATTAGCTCCCATGAAACTAGAAGTATATGCTGAAGCGGTTGCAGTTACGGTTAATGCCCTGGAAATTGAAGCTCCTTGTGAGACACTTAAACTACCTAGGCCATATATGTTATTAGTTACAAAAAGATTTTTATTAGCTCTTAAATCGGAATTAGTTAAAAAACTACCTTGTAAAGCTAAATCTCCATCCACGTTTAAATCTCCAGAAGCACTTACATTTCCCGCAACAGTTAATAATTGATTAGGAGAACCGGTTCCTACACCAACATTACTACCTAAGAAAACTGCAGCATAGGCACTAGTTGGAGGAACTATAGCACTAAGAGCACCTGTTAATACGAAATCACCTCTAAACGGATTATCATAACTAGCTATAGGATCGTGACCCGCATCAGGATTAGTATCTGAAGTATAGGTATGGTGATTCTGGCGGTGATATTTTGATATGGGTCTCATTAGTAATAATATTTATCAAATTGGACTGACATTTTGATCACAACAATGTGACGTAGCAGATCCCCAAGTATTAGAAGGGGCATATACATAAGTGCTTGGATAAGAAGACTCTAATTCTGCATAGGTAATAGGGTTGATATTACATATTCTTACTACAGGTAAAGAGAGGTTGTAACAAGACATAGATTTCCAGGACCAACAAAATGGATCCGTGCATCCAGTATTAATTCCGCTCAAAAGTCTAACATCTGTAATAGAAAGATATCCAGTTAAATATTGTAAAGCTTCATATATTTTTTTCAATTCTCTATTAATAACTTGAGGCACATTAAATTCATTAACGCCTACTTTTATTGTTTCATTTTCTATATCACTTGAAAATATTGGTCTACTAGCAACGGCTATTGGTGATTTGGCAAAATACCTTACAGTTCCATAAGGAGTCTGTTCTGTTGCTATAATAAAACGAGAATCCATTGTATTTCTAAAAGATTTAATATTTTGGACTAATCGAGTAAATGTTCTATTATAAACTATGTCTTGAGCAAATTCATCTCTACCTACTAGTAATTGATCTTCTGTCCAATATTCATAAGGAAGACCTTCTCCAACTTTGAATAAAGTTACTATATCCTGACATCTTATTATACTATTATTTGTTGAAAAAGATAAAGATCTATGAGAAAAATATTTTCCAGATGTGTAATTTAATATAGCTCCATTAGAATTATTTAAACTTCCATAAGGAATGTTTACTATAGATATAAAAGTACCTACAATAGAATATTTAAATATATTTTTTGTTGTTACAACATAAAAGAAATCGCCTCCTTGATCAAATAAAATTTTGACTATTTTATGACCTTCTGTTCTAGCTTCGTATAAAGTAAAATTACTCACAACTGATCCCATGTGATCAAATACATAAATTTTGTAATTGTTTGTGGCAACATAAGGTAATGTCGTTGTAGGGTGTATGGCTATATTAGAAGGTATATTGGTTGCAAATTCTTCTGTGTAATATGTATAAATCCAATTTAAATCTTGAGTATATTGTTTGACACAACGATTACCGTAATCCAAAACAAATACATTATCATTGCTATACAATACTTCAGAAGGGGCATTAAATTTATTAGAATCGTTTATAGTACCAAATCCACCAACAGCCAATTGAATATTAATTTCTGATATGTAATCAAAACTTAAATTAAATTTATAAACTTTGTTTTTATAGTTATCTACCAAATATAAATTGTTATTATCTCCGTCATAATCTATAGACACTGGATTGACTAATAATTGTTTAATTTGGAGATTATTATCAAATATTATTTCCGTTGGTATTTTAGCCGCAGAAAATGCTCTTAAATTTTTACCATCTAACACTAGTATTTCATTATCTGTTTCTACGAAGTCTCTTATATTTGAAAAATAAGAAAATCCGTTAGAAGTAGCATAATTTGTATTATTATAATGTAAATTATGGAAATCTAAAGTATGCCATTGTATGCCTCTTGCTAAATCTTTTGTATTACATCCAAGCCAACCATAATACAATGTAGGAGCATCCGTGTTAATGGTTTGTATATTATTTTTTAGATATGTTAGATTATCATTAAGACGGCTAATAGATGTATTGAATATATCAGCTTCACCGAATTCATTAGGTTGTATATAAATTTGATCTAGTGTCCAAGGCAATGTAAGTTGAGCTTCAGACAATAAACGTATTTCAGACTGGTTATATGTTGGCCATCTATTAAAAACTGTTATAGGATGTTGTTGTAACGTAAAGCTACGAGTGAGACCATTATTATAATTTACATCATAAGAAAGTATGTAAACTCCTTTGGAATCATAAGAGTGATATACAACATCATTTATTAAATGTTGGGCAGATAATCCATCACCGAAATATATATTGTAAGATACAATTTCTACATTTTCAATTTCTTTTGCCAATTCTGGAGTTTCAAATTCTATTCTTATAGAGTCTCCGGTTAAAGCATAATAAGATGAAAGATATATTTCTGGTTTTACACTAGTACTATATGCTACTAAAGAATGTCTTTCTGATGAAATTACTTGATATATTGTACTCCACAAGTCTCTACTTCCAGAATATTGAGCTGTTGTATATCCGTTAAATGTACTAGAAGGTATAGAAATTGGAACTGTAGCACTGGCTGTTAATACTAAAGAATTAAATTTATAAGGACTTACATTAAACGGTATAGAAGCGTCTCCTACGTTTAAAATAAATAAATCATACAAGCCATTAACAGCTGGTACATCAATATGACCAAGCCATCCACCTTCTTTAGAAGATAAAGTATATGTAACTACTCCTTTATTAAAATCTTGAGTTGATCTAACAGGGCTATTAGAAGAATTTGCTGGTGTTAAAGTTTGTAATACTCCGACAAAAAGATTGTCTTCTAAATTAATAGCGGTAATAGGTGTAAATTGTACTCCTAATTGTGTTACAGTATTGTAGTCAAAAACAATGGCAGTGTCTACAGCCGAAGCTCTCAATGTCATTGTTTGAAAATCTACAAGTCGAGGGTTTTGGTAAAAAGCACTTAAAGCACTAGTTGAACCATATATAGCATTTCTAGCTGGAATTGTTTGAGACGTTATAGCAAAATTACCTGTATAGGACCCGGTCAAACTTCCATTGCTCGTTAAACCATAATAAGTCAAACCATTGACTTTGGGAAACATCCCATTAAAAGCAGATAAAGATAAACTTATGCCGGATAGGGAATATATTTCTTGGTTATTGCGATCATATGGAATACTTGCAGAAAAATTATTAGAAGAATTAGCAGCTAAGAAAATTTGATCAGATCCATATGTATATTCATAAGAAATTGCTACCTTGTTAGCAGAAAGATAAAAAGGTTGCGAAGAAGTCTTTGTATATCTATAAGCTGTAGGAGCTTGCGCTAATGTAAAATTAGAGCCATCTAATATAGTTATTAAACCACTATTGCCTTGTCGCCAGGTGTAAGGTGGATATACAATAAATTTTGTAGGTGTGAAAAATTCACTACTTGGAATTGTATAAATTGTTGTGTGAGATTTAATGTTGTGAGCAATATTCCATCCAGGAATAGTAGCATCATAAGCACTTAAACCTATTCTTGTAGTTCTAGCTCCATTTTGTATGGAATGTTTAATACTTGATATATCACTAAATTTTGTAGAAGATAAGGAATAATAATATCCTAAATCATTAGCTATAGACCATTTAAAAGAAGAAGCACTAATCTTGGGTAATACATTTGTATTACCATAAAAAGCATAATTATTTAAATTTTCTTGCGGACGAGTAACAACATTTTTATCATTGGCGTTTGCTAAAATTAAAGAAGTTCTATCTTGATATGTTGTATTAAAATATGTATTATATATACTATTATCTGGATGATCTTTAATTGTTAGATTTAATGTACCTAAAACATTGTTATTTTTGTAATGAGATATAGCTGATAAACTAAGATAATGATCATTGAAGGCATTTAAAGAAGAGCTTAAACTTATAGAAAAATTTATGCCGCTTAAATTATTTGAAAAATTATTTGAGCCTTTGTATATATTATTGAAAAGGTCATATGCTGTGACGGGTGAAACTTTTTGAGAATCATATATAACGCCGTCATAACTCCAGGTCCAATACATAGGAATATCTTGGGGTATATTGTATAATGTGCCTTTAATAGGCACTGCAGCTGTTAATGATATATTTGTAATTCTATTGGCATTAAAAGCTGATAACAATCCAACTTGAAATTTTCCTTCAGATAAATAATCAAATAGATTTGGATTAGTAATTGCTTTGGCAGTTTCGTTATATTTTTGAGAAGATAAAATTATTGTAGTTGTATCTGGTCCATATCCAGACACGGCAATTGTCCAAGTGGAGCTGTTAAATCTTATGGCACTATTAGGACTAATAGTTGAAACAACTCTACCAGATTGATCTACAGATTGTAAAGATACTCTAGAAGAAAGAGGTGATGTTGAAGTAAAATTCCAAGATATTAAAGAGTTAGTTAAATCTCTGGCAGGAAAATTTGGAAATACAACTAAGTCTGAACAATCTAAAACAATTTTATTTTGTTCTTCTTGCAATACTTTTAAAGATATGGGATATCCAGGATTACCTTGAACAATCCCTTGACCAAATTTCAATACATTAGCGGTTGTACAATCAGATCTATAATTAAAAATTGTACTACTTAAAGATGTTCTAAAGGTTAAATCAATTTCTCCGTGAGATGACGGGTCATAAATTAATAAAAATTGAGGAGCTTGAGTGGTAGGTACAAAGGGAGAATTAACTAAATCATATTGCAAATCTAAATTTGAGCCATAATAACAATATACATGATTTAATAGATAAGCATTAGAAGATGATAAATCTATAACATTTAAAGAAATATAATCACTTGGTGCAAATGTTGGTAAATCCAAATTTAAAATATTAAAATTAGAAGATAAACAAGAGGATAGATAAATAGATGAAATTGTAGATCGTGTAGTCCAAGAAGAAAGAGAAAAATTTAAATTAGTTACGTCATTAACTCCTTTAAAATTGGCACTAGAAAAAGCAGTTTTAAAAGTATAATAATGTGGTGAATATGGAATTTTCCATATCATATTATCAAATGGTGTAGTACCATCCGAAATAAATGCATTAAAATCATTAAGACCAGAAGCACTTCTTAAAGTTGTTTGATTGTTATAAACCGGTGATGTTGCATCAAAATGATAAGGAGATTCTGCTACGTATTTTACTTGTACACTTTTTTCTGGAACTCCTTGAAGAATATTTACAGGATTTCTATTAGCATCTAAATAATATAGACTTTTATATTTTAGATTAGTAGTACTTAAATTTATAGAAGCAGATAAAATACAATTAGAAATATCTTCTAAGGTCAAATCTGTATTAATACCACTTTGGATTAATTGGAATGTAGTCGTGTTAGGTGATTCTAAATTAAGATTATGAATAAAAGAAGATCTAAAACCATGTTTTAAATTTGGGGTTTCTTCTGGATAATCTTGTCCGATATTATTAGCTTTGTCTCCATAAAAAGCTGTGTTATTAAATTTAGTAAATATAGAGTCGGCTCTTAAATTGGTTTTGTTTGGTTCTAATAAAATGTTTAAAGTTACAGGATTATAATTTTCTGTAAATTTAATAACCGGATTAATAGCTATATTTTTTGATGCAGATAAACTATACAATAAATTAAAAGAAATGCTATTATTGCGTACACTGGTAACTGAAGGTTTTGAAGTTGTATATGCTAAATGTCTGTTATAAGCGTCTTGTTCTGCTGATGAAGAATTAAAAAAGAATGTAGTATCATTTAAAAAAACAGTTGACGTTCTTAAATAAAAAGAAGTTCCATCACTAGATAAAGCTATTGGGTAAAGAAAAAGTTTTTGCGGATATAAAGAATAAGACTTATAATTTAATTTTGAAGTTATATCATCTTTTGTTTGTAAATCTTGTGGGCCAAAATTAATTGAAAAATAATTAAAAACCGGGCCAACATTATATTTTCTTAAAGAAGATGGTTTCCATGTAAAGGTATTATTATCTATAAAGGATGTAATTTTTGTTAAACTATTATCCGGATCTATAAAATATTGAACAGCAGGACCATAGTTAAAATCAATTTGATTATAGACATTGAGAACTTTGTTAATATCACTAATAGGATTATTAACGAATCTAAAAAGATTTTCAGCTTGTAAGGCACTTAATCCAACTATAACACTATTATAGTAGTTTGGTACTATATTATAATACTCTTCCGGCCAATTGCCTTGTTTTGTTATAGTATAATCTGCCATGTCTATAATAATTATGAAGAAAATTCAAATTTCCCCTTTTAAATAAACCCTAAACCTTTATAAAATAAATATGTAAAAATAAATTCCATCATTCCATTATCGGTATCCCATTCAAGATATGAATCCGGGTAATCGCCTACTTCTTGGTTTTTTAAGAATTGTATATAATTTTGTTTGTTTACATTAAAATTACCCCAATCTATAATATTATCGGTATTGATAATATTTTGAGATGGTAAGAATTCATAAAATTCATAAAAACTTTGCCAATCATTTCCTAAATTAAGAGAATAAGCTAAAATATCTAAGCTATAATTTTCATTACCCTTTTTGTTTAAAGATATTAAATTATAATCTTCTACGTCATCTGGATTCAGATGTAATTGACCAGTTGGTATTAATTTATAAGAATTTAAAGATTTTGATTTGAGTAAAACTGGTGTACCTGCTGTTACAGAATAAGAAAGAGAGGATAATAACTCACCTCTATTAAAATTATGATATTTGTTATAAGAATTAAAATTAAGAGAATCATCCATTTCTCCGCCAAATAATCTGCTTTGATTTACACTAAGAACATTCATAGCTCTCTTAATTGCTAAAGGAAAATTTAATCTAAAATCATCACTATTCATATCAACAGATGCAGCTAAATCATATAAAGAATCTACATCACAGGTATCAACATCGGATTGATTAGATACAAAATTTGCAATCTTTTCATAAGTTAATACACCTAAGTCATCGTGTTTAAACGGTGCTTGACCGTATATATCCTTTAAGAAATTAAATAAATTTTCACTTTCTAATAATGATGGCATGAAAGCTAAAGATTTCATTTGTTCACCTAAATCAAAATTTTCATTTATTTTAAAAATATCATAATAATTTGGAGGGTAGAATGATATATTGTTAGGTAATGTTGTTCCAGAAATAGCCTTGTAAGTTACTCCATTATAATTTATATAAGAACTATCATTGTAATCTAGAGCTTGATATTTATTAATCCACCTAAACCCAGACCAGTCACCAACGGCTTTAGCAGACTTACTCCAAGGATTGTATTCTAATTGAGTAGGAGCTTTTTCAGCACTTAATGTATATACAAAACCTTTAGGGTTTAATCTAAATCTGTCTTCTATTACTTGAGTAGAAGAATTTATAACAAATACTTTATTTTCTATAGAATTTATAATATAGATTTTACCTAAAATATCTGATGTAATACCTTCTAAAGCAGTTTCTTCTGTATTATAATCTGGATAAAACCAATCTGGTATTTTATCAGAATAACTATTATCTGTTACATTAATAGAAGAAAATTCTCCAGTCTGGGAGTTTATAATTCCAGCCCATTGATAACTAAATGTAAACCAAGGATTTTGATTTACATCTAAAGTTAAATGGTTAATACCAGCAAATGGTCCGTATGAAGTCAATAAAACACCGTTGGTGTCTCTTTTTTCTAAATAGCCTCCTCCAAGAGCTAGATCTGTACAAACCCAAATGTTATTTGTGTTATCACAAACTATTTCTAAAGGAGATACATAAGCATCATATTGTACGGAATTTAATATATTACCAGAAGATAGATATTTTACCAACCATCCACTAAATGGATTAGAATAAGTAACCCATACATTGTCATTTAAATCAGTCTCTATGAATGTAGGTTGAATTGGATAATTATCATCAGTTGCCATAGAAATGGAATATGCATCTGATTGATCTCTCCACCATTCTATAAATCTAGGATTCTCAACATTTTCTATATTATTAAAATTTGTATAGGTAATATAATTTCCTAAATTATCAAATTTAAATACATAAGGGGTGTCATGAAAAGCTACCCATATATTTTTTTGACTATCCAATGCTATTCCCATAGGAGATACTTGATCAGGGATAAGAAAATTTGGAGCTGGTATAGAACTATATTTAAGTTTAGTTAAAACCGCATTTAAATCTATATCTATTAAAATATCACCAATAGAATTTACTCTGTATAATTTGTTTAATTCAGAATCAACCATCCAAGCATGGTAAGATGGGCCCGGTAATGCTGCTATATTAGACACTCCGTGAAATCCAGAAACTGCAAAGGTATTAGTTGTAAAAAATGTATCGTCGTTAAAAGATTCTATAATAGGCAAATTAAAGCTGTTAACATGGACTTTATCTAAATAATTTAAAGTTACTGCAGAAACTCCTTTATTATAATAATATTGTGCAGTCCCCATCATACCAGCCATAGGATTAGAAATCCAAAGTACTGGACTTATGTATTTGGATGATACATCTGGAATAGGAAAATATCCACTTCCTTCAATATAACAATCAATACTGCTATTTTTATTAACAAATGATCCCTTATAATATCCGCCAGTTTTAAATCCATCTTTGTCTTTAAAATTAAATTTTATAGCTGATGGACTATATACAAAATCTAATTCTGTTCCATTTAAATCATAAGCAGATAAAGAAACTGGTATTTTAGTAGAACTAAAAAGATCAAACATTGTTGTATCATCAAACGGTACATAATTTGGAAATTCAAATTCTGATGATGTTTTGACACCATTACCATCTATTAAATCATCATTTATGAAAATTTTGTTAAAACCAAAATCAATCAATATAGGATTTTGTTGTCCTATAAATCTAATATTAGAAATAGGATTTATTCCGTTTTGGGAAATTCTAATATAATCTGGTTCTCTCCAAGAGAATATATGTGGAAGAGTTACAGAAGCTAGACTATTAGAATAACTTGGGGTTTTCTTGTCTGAATTTAAAGAGTCATGTATAGATCTTATAGCACTAGTTTGTAGAGTTGCTATAATAGTACTATACGGTTGTTTTTGTAGATATAAATCTGAGTTATAAAGATCATCTACAAAATAGAATTGAGCAGTACCAGTGACTCCTATTACATAACCATTAGGGTTTATATTTCCAGAATCATCAATTTTAATAATAGTATCTTGAGTTTTGATAGAATTAATTTGATTACCATCTAGATCTAAAAATTTCCATTGTGGTCTTAAAAATGACCAATTGTTTTCTGGTTCTTGATATTGATAAGACTTAGAGAATTGAGAACCTAGATCAATATAATGGTCTCCGGTGTCTGAAGATGTTATATTAATTTTAAAAGGATAGCGATTTAAGTGTCCAGCAAACGTAGGAGGTGGTATTATGTCAAAATATATAGATTCATTTAAAAATAAATTAACTTCTATTTGCTTGCTATAGGTATAAGAGCCTCCTGAATTTGTATAAACAGATGCGTAAACATTATATTTGCCTGGAGTCTTATATTGATGAGAAGGAAAGGGATTACGACTAGTTTCTCCATCTCCAAAATTCCATAATACAGCTTTGTATATTTTAGCATAATTTGGATCTATTGAAAAATTAAAATTAGTTGCATTGGCATATCCAATATCTCTATCACTTAAAATTCCATTTATGTTTACACTAGATGTTAAAAATACAGAATTACCATATGGATCCGTTGCATATAATTGGACATTAAATTTTCCAGAACTTTGATATATATGAGTTGGTGTTATATCTAAAGAATTTGTATTATCTCCAAATGACCAAACAAAATCTGTATAATTTGCTATGGTATAGTTATCCGGATAAAAGGATAAAGAAGTTGTATGAGTATATCCAAAATTAGATGGACTTATTTTAATAAAGGCAGACATATGTCAATTAAAAGTCTGCAGCTTTAATTGCTCCAGTGATTTCTTTTACAACGATTCTAGAAGTTAGATTATCTATGTTATTGAATATAGGAAATTTAAAATAATCTAAAGTTATATTTTGACTATAAACTTGAGAATCGTTTTCTGGATATGTATTATTCCACAACAATACGGAAATACCTTCTACGTAAGTGTCCGTATCTTTTCTGTAAGTTTGTATACGTGATACTCCGTCAATATTTAAAATGTTTGTAGACAATTGATATAAATCAATTGATTGTCCGAGATTGTTAGCTACTCTATTAAAATTAGAAGAGAATACTCTAAGAACATCAGCAAGAATGGCTGAATCAGCTCTTCTTGTATTTCGATTTTTAGTTATTATTAATTGGCAATTATTTAAATCTTTAGGACTTGGAGTAATATTTGGATTAGCTACATAAAAATCCAAATACATATATACCGGATCCATTGGAACTATTTGTGAAGTCAAAGTCTTATTTGAATTTAATCCGTTTAGAATTATTTCTTTTTGAGGAGAAGAAAGATACTCTTGCAAATTACTACTAGGTACCATATACAAATAAAGATTATTAAAATTACAACTATTGGCAAAATTAATTTGATTTATTAATACTCTATTTTCTTTTTGAGGTTCATTAAGTCCTATATTATATAGATACTTGATATGACCTTTTAAATAATCATCGTTGTTTATTAATTTTAAATCTGATAAGAAATTAGAATAATTGGATCTTACATAAGATTCATAATCTGTAGTCGTAACTAATCTATATTGAGATCTAAATGCTTGAGGAGCATTTGCTCTTATGCTATCTACATTTTCTTCTTCGGAATAAACTGTAGAAGGATATTCATTATTAATCAAGGTTTGGCTTAATTGTTGAGTTGTTAAAAACTTTTGATTAACAATAATGTCTGACATTATTTCATTATAAATTTTAGAATTATAAGCAACTATAGGAGTGTTGTTTAAAGCATTGGGTCCTATGCCAGCTGCATTTTTATCAATACTGAGATAAAATATTTGAATCTGATCTCCGGTTTTTAATTTACGCCCATTAACATCATTACCAAATTTAATTTCATAATTTTTATTAGAATTAAATCTTACTTCATAAACAGAATCAGTTGCATTATAAAGGAATAATTCAGAAGCTCTTGTCCAATCTTCCCAGTGTCCAGTGTCAAAAGGTTTTACATATACAAAAATGTTAAAGTGATCTACATTAACATTCGGAGGCAATGATAGATATATTATTTCATTATCTATACCAAAAGCAGTATAAAGAGGATATTCTTGAAATCCTCCTTGATATATTAAATGGGTATTTGCTATATCGGAAATGGTTTCAGCTAAATCTGTATATTTTGTAAAATTAATATCGTGATTAAAAGAATATATATTATTACCTACGGTTATATTGCTATATCTAGGTATGGTGTAATTTCCAGAAGTAATATATTCAGATGTTTTAATTGTAAAAGGAACATTTTGGCCAAGTCTTCCAACTGGATTATAACTTAATAATTTTACAATTCTATTCATGTTCTCATAAAGTTGAGATTCTGTAAACATGGATTCCGAAGAAGTCTTATTAAGATAAAATAATAAGGTACTAAAACTATATCCTATGATATCTATTAAAGCTGATAGATTGGATCCTTGATAATTTTGATCCGTAAAAACTTGACCTTGATTTAATTTACTAATGATTAAATCTCTGATGCTTGTTCCATCAAAGGCTACATAAGAATTGGAATTAAAAGGGTCATTGCTCATAATATTTGAATGTTATTGGAAAATATTTTCATAGGAGTTTTAAATATATTGTTATTACCTGCTAATTTATATATGAGTATTACGTGATACATCAATTGGTCTGGTAACGGATATACTTCTATATTTACTATAGAGACCCTAGGTTCAAAGGTGGTTATTGCTCTTAATATATCATTGCCTATAATTTTACCTCTGATATTGTCTACCTTTTCAAAAAGATATTGATTCAAATTAGAACCAAAGGAAGGTGATAATATCTTTTGTCCTGGTATAGTTGTGAATATGTTGCGTAAAGAATTTGTTATAGCTGCTACATCATTATCTACTTGAATATCATTAGAGGTTTGAGGGTTCAATCCTATTCCGACATTTTTAGCCATAGTCAAATCTAAATGCAAATCTGTATAAACAGACATCACTTTTACTGGTTCTTTTGAAGGTAAAGTGGTGGAATACTGAGTTTGGCGGGGATTAATTAAATTATCTAGGTAAATAGTTGCCATGTCGGAGGTAAATATTTAGGTCTAACATACAATATCTATGAGTCAAAAATTCAACAAATTCCAAACATTATGCGAAAAGGCATTTTCCCATTTTTCTAATGGGGGTTTTCGCACTAATTCCCCAGTGAAGCTTACACCAGCTTTTTTCAAGTCAAATTTCTATAAAGAGAGATATCAGAGAGATGGTGTATTCGATCAATGGATTAAAGGTATCTTAGAATCCAATCCAGAAACCTTTTTCTTTATTCACGAAGTTTCAAGCAATTCAACAAATGCTAGTTCTAAAGATGCTAATGATTTAGCTGGTGGTTCTGATATCTTATTAACTTTAAAAACAGATCCTCGTACATTACAATGGCCTACAGAATTCAATGAATTCACTGTGCCGGGCAATTATGAATATGTTGAAGTATTAAATTTCGGTAACAATTTACCACCAGTTCAAGGTGTTCCTAACAAGTATGAGCGTCCTATTGGTGATTCAAAGGCTACAGAATTAAAGAATGATTTTGATATTCTAAACAATCGTCCTACGGATGATTCTTTACCTAAGAAGAATACTTCTATTCCAGCTTCTCCTGCTAAGGAAAAGCGTTACGTTTAATTAAACGAAGCTTCTATAGCCAGTAAACAGCAGAAGAAATTAATTTCGTGATCTAATACGAAATTATCTCTATACATATATTCACCTATGTCTATGAGGAGAATCTTCTTCTCCTTCTCTGTTAAACCTGAATCATAGACATAATCAAACATTTGCTTTAAAAGCAATTGGTAGTCACTATTGAATAACTTTTCTGATTCAATAACTTTCTTTCTAAGATCTAAAGAAGATGTCTTAGAAACTGCTAATCCTTTAATAATATAAGATGCCAAATCTGATATCTGATCGTCTTCTGGAATAACTAAAGAACCTGATACAGAAAACCTTTGTAGATCATTAATAATACGTCTAAGGTCTGGATACCTATCTGTAGTAAATTCAGCTAGTCTTTTAGAAGTATTAGCATCGACCTTGATATTTTCTTTCTTTAAAATCTCTACAACTCTAGTAACACATCCTACTAAGTCTGGTTGTAATTTAAAAAGCATACAACGCGATCTAATAGGCTCAATTATTTTATTGAGATAATTGGCTGTAAGAATAAATCGAGTAGTATCTACATATTCTTCCATGACATTGCGAAGAATACGTAATGCATCACCTGTAAGACCATCAGCCTCTTCTAATATTACTACTTTCTTCTTTCCATCTACTGAACGGGTCTGAGCAAAGCTAATAACTTTATTTCTAATAGTATCAATACCACTTTCATCCGAAGCATTAATATAAAGATATTGACATTTTAAAATATCAATAACAATAATCTTAGCTAAGGTACTTTTACCAGTACCAGGAGATCCGTGAAAAAGAATATTAGGTGTATCTTCTCCGATAGTATTAAAATGTTCTCTATTCTCTTCTGTGAGAATAATGTCTTTTAATGTCTTGGGTCTGTAGCGCTCAACCCAAAGTGTTTCGTAATGATTACTCATTAGAAGCCTGAGCTACCAAATCCATTAGCTCCGCGAGAAGTTTCGTCTGTTTCTGTTGCCCATGTAGGTTCTATGCAAAGTAATGGGAAGTAAGCAATTTGAGCTACTCTATCACCTTTGTTTACCTTGTAATCAACATCAGAAAAGTTGTAAAGCTTAACTCCTAAATCACCTCTATATTCATTATCTATAACTCCTAAATGTGGTTGTATGCTGTGTTTAAATCCCATACCTGAACGAGGAAGAATTAAATACCATAAACCTCTTTCTGTCTTTGCTACTTGTAATCCCGTAGGAACAACTGCTGACCCTTTAGCTGGTACTACTACTTCTTCAACGGAAGAAAGATCATATCCGGTATCATTTATATTCTTCTTAGATGGAAGAATTGCATCTGGATGTGTTTTTATAAAATGTATTCTTATTGGTTCTAACTTAAAAGGTTCTTCATTCATATGACTATAATAAAATACATTAGACTTTTTTCAACATGGAAATATCTGAGAAGCTCCATAAGTATAATAGTAAGATATTTGTATAATAATTCAACATGGAATCAAATAATGAGATAGATGCAATTGTTGAGCAATTGCGAGCTGATTCAGTACCTTCTAATAATCAAGTAGTTCCATCAGAAACTCCTCTTCCGGAGGTTAATGATGATAACATGAATGAATATGTTATTAAGAAGGCTACAGAAAATATAGAAGCTAGTTTAGATGCTGTTAATTCTTTAAAGGATATAGTCATTACCGGACAAAATCCACAAGAGATAGCAGCTTTAGCTTCTTTAATTAATGCAACTACCAAAGCTTTAGATTCTTTGAATAAAATTAATATGCAAAATAAGCAGATTAAAAATAATATAGAAATTAAACAGATGGAAGTATCTGCTGCCAAGAATATAAAACCTCCTACCACTAATGTGCTCATAGCAACTAGGGATGAAATAATGTCAAAATTATATGACAAAAATAAGAGGGATAAAGTAGAGTTAATACAGGATTCAGATCCTGACTTGTGAGTGCTATAGAATCAATTTTTTATCTGGTTGTGATTTTATTATTAGCTAGTGTAATAATAAAACACAAAAATTAAATTTTTATTCTTCTCTTTTCTAATTCAAATTCTAATTGCTGAAGAAAGTCTGTATGTGCTTTAGGCACTGTCTTAATTTGAAAACCGTATTTTCTTTTCTTTAAGTCTTTATAAACTTTTAAAAGTTTATTGGAATCTATAGAAGAGATATCTCCGAGATCTTCTATAGAATTATATTTCTCTTTATTGTTTTCTATGTGATCCAAGGCGTGTTCAAATTGTTGGGCCTTTTCTGGCTCTGATTTATAACCAAGCTTAGTCATTCTAAGCCAATTGTGAACCCTTCCGTAATTTTCTTTAGTAGGATGATCATTTAAAAAATGTATTACATGAGAAATCTTTTCTGATACATCTTTAATATCTCTAGCATCTGTACGAACAATTTGCCAATTAATGTCAAACTTGTTTACGTTCTCGTTCAAATTATAATAACTCTTAAAATCCATTATCTATTACTTATACCAATAGAAGTTATGTCTACAATCTGGCCAAATATAACCTTGGTTAATATCTGCATATGGAAAAAGCCTACTATAATGTTCTGGAGCTTTTTTTAATAAAACACATTGATGCGAATAATGTACTTTAGCATTGCCAAACCAAAAAGGAAGCTCATTATTCTTTGAAAAAACATCCTTGTAAGCTGCTATCTTCTCTCTGCAAGTATCTTTATATCCGCGAGAGATCCATTCATCACAAGCTGCTATACCATATTCAATTAATTGATTAAAATGACCCCACCACATCCATTTATTAGGATCTCTAAATCCAAGCTTCTTATCTTGTTCTGGATCCATTTCAAAAGACCGAAGTAATCCATAGACTTCAGCTCTTTGTTTACCTAGACGCCTCATGTCTAGACATTTAACTGACTTAGCAAAATCAGGATAAGGAAGAAAGGTTTGCAATTTAGTAATCGAAGTGAGGATGAATAATACCTTTAATCTTTTCTACTCTCTCTACTACAGAACCTGTTATAGTATGAAAGCTAATATTATTATTAATCATTGTGTTATATATAATATTATCTATATCTTTCTGGAATTGCTCGTCTTCTTTTCTTACACCATCTTTAATCATATCAAATTCTACTGGAATATAAAAAATATTATCATAAAGTTTAACAAATGTGCTCATTAATTTTTCAATTACATTCATCACTTCATTTGATACTTTACCCTGATTATGCAAATACTTTGTATAAGCATACCCATCCAAAACACTACGATCAGCAAACCAATCATCTTCACAAAATTTACTAACATGACTACATTCAACAATCATCTGAACAATATCATCCCCAGAATCATTAATAGTCCTGCCAGAAAGCATAATCTTACGAGCATTACTACTATTAATAATAGGCTTAATTCTAGATAATTCTAGGTAATCACATAGCTCGTTGATAATAGTAGTCTTACCAACACCATGAGACCCTGTTAATGCATATTTCATACGTATAATATATAACAATATATTGGAAAATACAAGCAAAAAAATTGCCTACCCCGAGCAATCAAGGTAGGCAAAACTTTCTTACAATTTATATGGTTTAGATATAGATTGTTGATTGGCCATTGGCGCCGCCGGCAAAAGAGGTGCCCAATCCGCTAACGATGATTACGTGATAGTAGAGGGAAGCGCCGAAGATGTAATCTACGACTCCATAACGGGTCATCAACCCAACGCGTGGGCTGAAGTCGTTTGGTCCGACTGTTCTCTGAATCATGACAGGGATATATGGGCAGTATACGATACCTGTATCGTAATACTCTGTGCCTTTGTAACCTAAGAGGGCGTACTCGAGTGCTGTACTGCGTGCTCCTGCGAGGAATTGTGCGTCTGTACGAGTGTCACGGTAGACTGTGAAACGACCACCAAGTGTACCAACCTTGGCAATGCCAGTTGGTTGGGTGTTGATGTTGCCGTTTACAGGCATCCATTGAAACTCTGGTAACATCTCAAGGATAGCACAAACCTTTGGTGTAGCGATAATGAAATTAGCGCTGCCACGACGATTGCGGATAGCAATACGATTGGCTTGAACGATTACCTTGCTGTAGAAGTCACGATTACGCTCACCGAGCCAACGTGCGTCGGCTGATGCTGCGTACCAGAAGCTATATCCGTTTGTGGAACCGGCATTGAGAGCAGTTTGGATCATTCTGATGACCATTTCACGATCGATTTCGGCTTGAATTTCATAGCTCATGGCATTTGTTAATTCAGAGTCGATATCGAGACCGTTCATGTTCTTAAGATCCTGTTCGAGCTCAACAGACCAGCGGGCTGCGAGACGGCGTGTGCCGGCTTCAACTGCTGTCTTACTGAACTCTACTGTGACCTGTGGAATGTTACCTGTCAACTCAAACTGACTGAGTAATGCAGCTACACCCTTATCTTCACCTACGAAGGCGAAGTCGGAATTTCCGGAAAGTTGTGTTGCTGAAGTACCAGTGAAGCGTGTGTCGAGGTAGTTGTATCCAAGTTCAGATCCATCGGACTGACGAGGAACACCATTAGCAGCTGTTGTTGTAACACCTGTTTGATATCCATCGACGCCGTTTGCACCTAAACTGTCTGCCTCATAGCGATAACGCAATGCGAACGCGAGTCCGACCGGGCCGCTCATTGGTTGTACACCGACGATCTCATTAGTGATTAACTCAGGGAATGTACGGCGAACCATTGGGATTAATACCTTTGGTAAGCGCGCATCATTAGCTGCGTATGTATCACTAGTTGTGACGGAGCCTGGAGGATTGTAGATTGATCCGTATGAGGAGGTACCGAGGGCACCACCTGCATATGAATTACCTGCTTCCTCTAAGCACCAACGCTCTTGGTTTTCCATCAACATTGCTGTTGAAAGACGTGCATGCTCGTCTTGGATTGGGGAAACCTTGTCACTTGAGTAATCAAGAACAGGGGCCCACTTCTCTAAGAGCTGAGTGGCACGGGAGCGATCGATGAAACCAGGGGCTGGTTTGACATTGTTCATATTTATAGTTCTCCTATTTGAATAGAATTCGGGAAGCGCTTAATTGCTCTTCTCCAACCGGTAAAAGCGGCTTAGGCCTCTTTTAAAGCTGTAAGATATCCGGAGACTGGGCTATAAGCTTCTTTCTTTGACTCTGAAATTACAGCTGCTGGTACTTTAGCATCTTTAGATACTGAAGTTTGCTTAGCCTCTTCAACGAGACTTGCTGATGTTTCTTTGTCTTCTCTCTCGAACATCTCAACGACATAGTTAAAATTCTCCGAGATATACTCAGGAGCCTTGTCGCTCAATATTTTTGTAATAAAATTCTTCTTAGCAGAACGCATACCCTTTGTCTTTTCTTCTAAAAGAAGAGATGACTTAGCATGGTTAAGCTGTTGGGTGAGGGCTAAATTTTCATTATAGGACTCATTGAGTTGAGCTTGAAGCTCATCAATCTTACCCTTTCCCTGTGAAATGAGACTCTTGACATCTTCATTTAACGAAGACGGGTCAAAAGCAAGGATGCTCTTGATTTGCTCAAGTTGCTGCTTAGCTGTTGTATTAGCAACTGCTTCATCTAATTGAACTTGTGGAACTGCCTTCTCAAGATAAAGATCTAAGAAGTTGCTGATCTCTTCAACAACCTTGTTGCTAAAGCTTTCAGCTTTCTCATTAAGAGCTGCTCTATAATAAGAAACAAGCTTTTCTAACTTTGATGTGTGACTTAAATTAATAGCCTCAACAACTGTTTCTAATTTTTGTGAGTGATCATTATCAATAGCTTCTAAAAGCTTTTCTAACTTAGAAGCATGCTCTTCATCTTGTTTACTAAGAGCACTCTCTAATTCAAGAGAAACTTTTGCATTGACTTTTTCGTCAACTGCACTTGTAAACGCCTCAGCAATAGCTGTAGCTGTTTCTTCATTTAAAACATTACTGTCTATATTTTTGAGAATAGATGAAAGATCCATAAAATTTATTGTTGCAATTACTTACTCTTCTTGGTGGCCTTTTTGTCACCTTTTTTTACACCAGCTTTTGAAAGGGCAATAGCAACTGCTTGCTTTTGTGGATGACCTTTCTTAACTTCCTTAGAAATGTCTTTGCTGACTTTCTTTGCTTTTTGCTTTTCAGCTGTGCTCTTGATACGAGTCTTAACCTTTTCAGATACTATTGTATCTAAAGTTGTGTTAGCTGACTTGTAATCTTTTTCACAAATCTGAGCTATGAATTTTGAAATTACGGAACGGATACTCATGTTATGTTATTTATTTACCCTTGTCTGTGACAAATTAAAGAGTTTTTAATGCATTAATAAAATTAATGACTTGTTCTCTGAGATATTGATCTGACATTTTTTTAGGTAAAGATGCTATATTCTTTTCGAAATTTTCATAAGTCGGTGCAAATTGACCGTACTCATTTAATATCCATTGCTTGGATTCTAATATACCATTAACAAAAGCAGAAGGTACTGAAGGATCAGCAACAACGTCTACTGCTACTAATCTAAAATCTGAAACTCTATTGGTACCATTACCGTCTGGTGTAAGAGCTCCTAATGCTCTACTAGATACACCAAGACGCACTCCGTCCATTATTAATGAACGAACAATTTGACCCATAGGTGTGGAAAGTACTCTAGACTTACCTTTAAAAATATCTCCTTCTTGTCTTAGCTCTGTAACCATATGACATATTCTTTCTAAATTAACTTCTGGAGAAGAAGGGTGATTCAATTCACCGGTTGCTCTATTAGTTTCAATCATTTCAGATTGATAACGGTTAACCTCTTTAACCATTTCTTCTAATGGATAAACTCTCTTATTCTTATTAGGCTTATTAGCCATTAAAAAATCACCTTCAATATGAAGGATAGAAGGTGTGTTTCTGTTTTTTTCTTCTATTAAATATTTGACTTCATAGACAGGTTCTTCAACTAAAAGATTATAAACGTTTTGACTCATAATAATATTATTGGAAATATTTATACTTCAAAGCGGCACAATCACTAAACTAAATCCTTTTCAGTTATAATTAAAAATATATAACCTTTGTTTTTAGCCCAAGCGGTTGCTGCTTCCCATTTAGCTTGATTAAGAATATATTGGGTTTGTTCAAATAAAATTGTTTTTTTACTTTTTCTAGGAGTAATAATTGGTTTGGCTACATATTTAGAAGGTTTTATTTCTATTAATATTTTTTTAAAAATACCTTCTTTGTCTTTTAATAGAGCAACAATGTCAACAAAATATCTATGTAATCTTCCATCTAATGGTGATTGATAAGGAATAACTACCGATTCAGAACCCCAGGTAATAACATTAATATTATTATCCATCCACCGAAAACATTTTAATTCTAAAGATGAACGATATACAATTGGTAAAGAACCTTTATATTTGTTTGGATTCTTTGGAATAAAAGTTCCTTGAAGAAAATTTCTATTCTTCTTTTTAATTGGAATTTTCACCCAATGAAGAATTTGGGAGGTAGAGTGTCAACCATTTTGGTTTGAATCTCTTGTTCTAATTCATCCTTTTCCTTTTCACCTTGTCTGAAAAGATCTGAGGCATTAACTGTCTGTCCTCCAAAAATATTTGTACCAGCATATTTGCTTCTCACATGGGCTACATTTATTTTTGTTAAAGCTAATACATATCTATAAACCCACATTTGACTTACGATGTCTTTAATAGGTAAAGTCATATGACACCCAACCAATCCAAAATAAGGGGGCAATCTTTGAGGCTCGGGTATTAATTTTAATACTTGATTATGAGCATCAAATCTTATATAAGGAGTTAAAGCTAAAACTTTATCTCTTGTATCTAACCAGCTCTTCAATGCTTGCCAAGTTATTAAATCGTAACCAACATTACCTAAAAGATGACCAAAATAAGCTTGTTGTGCTATTGTATGTTCAATAGTAAACAATGTATTAATACCTGTATTATTACCTTCTGCAAAAGAATATACATCAACAACTGGTCTATAAGCATTTCTATCCATATCCCATCCGCCACTAAGACTAGCGGTTGCCGAATCCGGATTAGCTGATTGATACATTTGTGGTGTGATATTCATCATTCTTCCGATAGGAAGACCTACACCTGGAACATATAAGTCTGATCTAAAAACTAAAAATTCTTCTGTGGTGCCAGCAAATTTAGTAAAATACTCACATGCATAATCTATATTTTCATACATTTGCTCACTGCTAACTTCTACTTGGATTAAAGGTTCTCCAAGAGCTCTTCTCACTCTCTGAGCTAAAAGATCATATGTAGTGACTTTAGGAGCAAAGGTCAATGATCCGTGAAAATTATTTGGTATTACAGAATCCATTATTATATATTTATCCAATTACAATTTATATGTTAACAAAAATGGAATCATTTTCATTATTATTATTAATAATGAATACTAAATCACCTTTATTAAAACCTTCAATAGGTTGGTTATTAGCTGCTGTTGTGTTGTTTTGAGCTGGTGTAAGCTTAACCGTAGGTTCTTGGTCTATATATTTAGTATCAATAGTATAGATCTTCTTAACGGTTTCATCCATCTTCTTAAACAACCATCCTTTTATCGTAAAAGATGTTTCAGCTGTTAATCTCTGAGCTTGATTATTATTTAATTCTGTTGGATAAGACATATTAACAGTTCCGTTCCATAATACTTCAGAACGCAATTCATAAGGTTCTGTGTTTTTAGAAAATGAAGGTAACTTCCAAGAAATAATAATATAAGGATCACAATAGGGTATAAAATTACTAATAATTTGATCCATATCTGTTTGATACTTTGTTATAATAGTCATATTGACTGTTATGTTTATTGGTACTGGTTGGGGTATTTTTTGTACTAGACCATTAGAATAACCAGATCCGGCATTGGCTACGAATCCTTCTATCTTATTAAAGACTCTTGCCTGATCTCTAGCAACACTTGTTATATTAACTGCAACCACAGGTAATGTAATACCACCAGGTGCTGGAGTGTTTATGGTTTCATATACTCTTTGTTTAGGGGCATAAACAAATTTTACATAATTTCCAGATGTAGGACTTGTTAAAGTTTTATTGTTATCATATCTTTTAATGATGATATCATTGAAAGCTGATACAAATTGCTCTAATAAAGTTTGTATTTCAAAATTAAAAGTATATAGACGCATTCGTCTTATACTTACTGGAATCGATCTAAAAAGTGTTTGGGTAAATTCCTTTTATTATTCATAACAGCTTTAACTGCCACCCCGTCTAGTATATAGGTAATAGAATGATCTTCTGAAGATCTAGTACATCTACCGCTCATCTGAATAAGAGAATCAAGCATCTTCATAGAATAATGTTCTTTATTCTTTTCAAACATTTTCTTAATACGTTTGGATCCAAGAGGCATATAAGGTGCTTTAATGATAATTTGAAATCTTCCTAAATCTCCATCTAAACTTAACCCAGTATCTAGTGACGGGCTAACTAAAACTGAATCTGTATCTATTTCTTCTTTATGAATTTTTACAATATCTTCATTAGAGGTACCTACTTCTCTAAAAAGAAATTGTCTTTTTTGATTTCTTATTTTCTTCTTTAAAGCTTCAGTGATTTGATTAGTATGAGTATGAATGATACCCTTTTCTCCTTTGTGACTATCACATATTTGTAATGCTAAATCCAATACTCTAGGTAAATCCTTAGCCATATTAGAATAAGACAAATTGTGTTTTGTGGAACAAAATATAGGTGACTTCTGTGCCTCGAAAGTTGATTTAATTTCTATATATTCAAATTCATTTTCTTTAATGCCTAAACTTTTAGCAAATTCTTTGGGGTTACTAATGGTTGCAGACATCATTAAAACTTTATCCGCATAATCAAATATACGCTTGGCTAATGGTCTAATATCATAAGGTGTAAATGTAACTGATTCTGAATCTTTCTTTTCGACCATATATTCACATTCATGCCATGACTCTACTACGTCTCCTATAGTATTAACCATTCCCGTCATCTTGCTAAGTCTTTGCATCTGTTTAAATTGAATACCAGAAAAGGAATTGTTCTTTTGAGAAAGCAAAGATACTTTGTGTTTGAGATCTGCTAATTCATCTTTAAGAAGAATATAAATATCTTGTAACCATCTTCCGGCTTCATCAGAATCGTCTGATATTAATTTCTTAAATGGTATATCCTCTGCTGCTAAGAAAGAATAAGGAACCGTAACTGAATATTGACCTACCAATTCATCTTCTATCTGACTAGCTTCATCACAAACAAATACTTCTCTCCTTCTCAAATAAGGAGGAAGACTAATAAGATACCTATAATTTAAAACTGAGTATTGCGATAAGAGTGCCTCATTCTTAGTCTTGTAATAAGGACACCTATTTTTACTAAAGCAATCCTCTCTTAAATTAGCAGAGAACAAGCAAGGAGCAAAGTCAACCGATAGATTCTTGTCTACATCACAATTGTAATTGTTCTTTCCTTTGGCCAATACAATGTCATTGAAGAGTTCTTTGTATTGATCTTGCAAAGATCGGGTGACTGTTAAAATGTAACTTCCATACGAAGGCTTATCATTAAAATCTTCTTCGTAAAGATAACCTCCATTACGATCTCTTTTATATATACCGTAATTTTCTAAAATAGATTTACGGTCTTGATCTACATTCTTTGTAGAAGCTGCAACTGCAACTCCTATATGTGATTTACCAGATCCTGTAGGAAGACATGCAATGACATATTTCTTACCTGCTGAAAATGCTTTATCTATTTTCTCCAAGGCTTCCTCCTGTTGAGGTCTTGGAGTTCCTGAAAAGGTTTCTAGATATTTAGAGCTTAGTAATTTCTGCACTCTTTATTATATCAAAGTTAATTGCTTTTCTCACGCAAGAACACACTGCATATGTATAATTTTGTGTATCCCTGCCTAAATGACCTCTGCCTTGGCATTTATTACAATTTGACTTAGGCATCTTGAGAAGAGGTAATTGGCCTATATCTAATAAAGGTACGTCTGATTCTAAAACCTCATAGTAGGTTGCGGAAAAGACACTGTATACTAATGTTTTATTCATTGGAAGCGTTAATAGTTAAAATGGAATCCCAAAATTTATTGTTAGATGTTTTACTTGGATATACTCGAAGATAATTTTCTATCTCTGGTGCATGTTTGGCTAATGTTTTGACTCTGTAATCAAAATATATTAAATCATCTTCTTCATGGATTTCAACTCCATAAGGAATAGGAATTTCAATTTTTTCTCTTTCCTTACGAAGTGTATCCATTATAAACATTATATAAAAATTCTTTTGATAAAAAAGAATAAGTTTTCCTTGTTTATAAATTTTATTGCCAAATTCTAAAGACACTTTTTTCTGTAAAAGAAATTTACAAGCTTCCTCTATAATTGTTCCGTTGATACTCATTTTATTTGTCCATAAATGCTGCTTTCTGAGCTGCATCCATATTTCCTATTGTTTTATTAAAATATTCCCAAAATTTTTCTGGTGGTTTAGATGGTACAACTGACACTACTTCACAATTAGTTACAGGCACCATTCTCCAATCTTGGAAAAAAATATCCCATACAGTTAAAAGACCTTTTGAAACAGCATTATAAGCTGGACTCTGTGTTGGTTGTTTAAAATTTAAAATTTCTCTTCCTAATTTTGAATCTAATATTCCACGATCAAGTGTTGCTAACATTCTTCTAGTGGCTGGTCTACCTGCTACTTTCATTCGTCGTACAAATTTAATTTCTACGACGTTTGATTCTAACAGACTTTTTAAACCACCAAGAGAAAGCTTCACTTAGTTTTCTTGCTCTTTTTAGGTTCGCAAACACCAAAGATGCGAGCTTCGTTCAAGAAAACAATGTGTTTCAGATCATTTATACTTGAAACCTGAATACCCTTATCATTAGGGAATACTACATTATCTCCTTCCTTTACAGTTTTACAATTAGGACCAGCGAGGACTACTCTACCGATTCTCCAAACATGGTTGACGGCATTGATAGGCAACCAAATACCATTACGATTTACTTCTGTACCGTCTTCATTAAGGTCTATGTATTGAACCATAATGATATCATCCATGACTTTGGTTAAAGTCCAATCATCTAATTCTAAAGAATTACTTTTGTAATTTTCTATTTGAACTAATCCGTGGATTCTATCTTCTTGTTGAGGTCTAGCAATTGTCATATATTAAAGTTATTTAAGTTTTCCATTCAATTCTGCAAGGGTTTTATTGTAGAATTCTATTTCTTTAGTTGAACATTCCATAGAAGTTGCTGTATCTGTAACATCTTCATTATTATATTCCTTACCTGATTTCTTAATATAAGAAATCTTTTTAATGGTTTTAGGTAATACTAAATAAAAGAATTTATATATAGAATGATTGTCTTTAGCTAATTCTGTTTTATTGATCCATCTATTAGAAGTGGCATTTACAATTTGAGCTACAGAAGGGTCTGTCATAGATAGCCATCTATTGATAAGGAAAGATCCTGGTAAATTTAAATCTGTAGGAAGCTTTCCCTTCTTTTTGAGAATCCAATCTAATAGAGGAAATAATCCATCTATAGTATTTTTCTTAACCATTAAATGATTACCTTTGTAGTAGCAACAAAACAATCTTTAATAGTCTCTTGAAAAATTGCCTTAATTCTATTCGTAAGATAAGAAGCATTTGCATCATCCAACAAAAGAGAAAAGGCAAAAGAAGGAGCTTTAGGACCAGCTTTTATATTCAAGCCTAGATGACCAATGGCTACATTACCATCAATAACCTTAGTAATGCTAACACTAGCTTTTCCATATTCCTCATCTCCGGGTTTACGGATCATAATATCATCTCCATCTACTTTAACTTCAAATTTACCGTAATATCCGTTGGCTAATTCATCTCCAATATAACGTGCAAAGAGTCTTTGAAAGAAGACTGCACCAATAGGACAAATATTTGGAATCTCCCAACAGAAATTTAAAGCATCTTCTGAATAGATATAATCATTATTTAATTTGTCTTCTAGATCAATTAAATTATCTGTAACATCCATGTTGCCGCGGAATGCAATAATAACACCAAGAGGATCATAATCCTTCTTAAAGTATTCATAACCAAATCTCTTGTGAATCAAATCACCATTATAATCTTGTTTAAAATAACTCATGTCTTATATAATAAAATACTTCTGTCTCTTATTCAACCTGTTATTCTCATTTATATCAACAAATGAGATTTCATTAAATTCTTTTGTATATATAGCTCCTTGTGGCATTAAATTTTTATGTTCTTCGTCATTAACAGAAGAAAAAGAAGTCTTTTGATCATTCCAATAAACCGTATTATCACTTCTTGAAACAAAGGTGACTTTTTCATTTACATCATATAACCAAATACCGTAAGTTCCGTCTATTTCAAGCAACGTCAATTCAAATGCTCTTAGCTTATTATTATTTCTTTTAACATAATAATCATAAAGATAAGGTATCCATTGACTATCTACATCAAATTTTGTTCTATATTCATTTTCTAATTCTAAAGTATTAGAAATAATTCCGTTATGTGCTGCAATAGCAACGCCATATGAGAAAGGATGGCATCCTACTAATCCCTTTCCATTTTCATCAGTAGTAGGTGCTCTGTTGTGGCCAAGATAATAATTTTTCTGAGCTATAGGATAATAAGATATCTCTTCTGAAGTTTTCTTTATCTCATATTCATCAATATCTGTTAATAAAAAACCAGTGCTATAACTTCCTCTAGATTGGTTTAATTTGTAAAGCCGATAAAATTCTGCGTAATCTAAATTTCCATATATTCCACACATTTATTGATTATACTTTAAGTTGAATCTAGCGGCACTAGAATTCCACTCTGGAGTATTCATACTGTCTCCTAAACCAAAGTGAACTACTTTAATAGGTGCTACACCCATTTTTAATTTATTATTATTAGCTCTCAAACAAAATGAAATGTCATAATGATGAAAATCAAAATCTTCATCAAATGTAGTGTTGGTAGATAATGCTTTATCTACATCAACTGCTATAAAAAGACCATCTAATACAAGAGCTCTCGAATCTGTAGGTCCGAAAACCGTGGTCCATGTTTTACCTTCATAAGCATGTGCCACTTCACCTACTATATCTTCTTTATTAGACATTAAATGCCAAGCAGGAGGACGAGATCTGTCTATTTTTTTAGACCCGGCTAATCCTACTATGTCATATTTTTCAAAAGCTATATCTAATTTTTCTTGCCAAAAAAGATCTTCAATTAATACATCATCATGTATGAAGATAATTTTTTTGCCTTTATGGTCTTCTGTAAAAAATTTGTTATAAACCTTTGGAAGACCTTCTTTGTTACTATAAACAATTGTATAATTTTTATAAGCAAATTTGTCTAAAAATAAATTAAATTGACTTTTCTCAAATTTATATTGAGAAAGAGGTGTAGCACAAACAAAGTGATAATGATTTACAGGACTTGGCAATTGTAATTTTTCCATGGGATTTTATCTGATATTACATATTCTTTAGGATCAATATATCCAGCTTCTAAAAACCCTTGAATGCGTGAAGCACAAGACGAACAAGTGCCACAAGATATTTCTTCTCCTTTGTAACACGTATGTGTATTTTTAAAATCTACACCGTTTGCTATTCCATCTTTAATAATATCAGCTTTAGAAAAGGTAATATAAGGAGCTACTATCCTAATCTGGTGTTCTCTATTAAGAGAAATGGTCTGGTTAATATTTTTTAAGAAATCTAATGAACAATCCCAATGACCACTATGAGTGTCTACTTCCGCTGCACCGTAATAAACCTTGTCCGCTCCTGCTGATTCTGCAGCTGCTGTGGCAATAGATAAAAACATCATATTCCTGTTAGGGACATATGTTGGTGGTTGAGCATGACCTGCTATATCTTTAATGTTGGGAATTTCTTTATTGTAATCTAATAAAGCCGATGAAGATGCTATATCCTTAAAGAATGATATATCTAATACCTTGTGAGGTATATTTAATTTAATACAATTATCTATGGCTCTTTCTATTTCTATAGAATGTCTTTGACCATAGTTAAAGATTAAGGCTAATGTATCTGATTCTTTATTAATTCTATACAATAAACAGGTAGAATCTAGTCCACCACTATAAATTACAATTGATTTAGGTTTTTTGACATCCATAAGGTAAATATAGTATATATTCTAATGAAGAACACCAAGAAAGTCAAATTTAAATTAAAAAAGAAATACGGAGTAAAGACCACCGTACCATCTAAAAATCCTAAAGTTGAAAAAGAAGTCAAGAGAATTTTAGATAGCAATTATAGACCTATGTGTAATTGTGGGGGTAATTGTGTTGGTGAGTGTAATGCTTGGTATAATGAAAATACTGATATACCTTTCATTAGTAGATTTTTAGGAGCTTTAATTGCTGAAGCCGAAGAGCCAGAACAAATTAAAGATGAAGAAGAAGTTTCATCGGAGGTAAAGTCACCGGATGATTTTTCTCCGGAAGCTAATAAAAAAGATTTTGAAAAAGCTCTTGAGCCAGAAACCCCAAAGGATGCTTATGAGGTACAGGGTGTACCACCTGAGGTTGCAACTAAGAATATAGAAGAGATTGAAAAATGGTCTCACAAATTAGATGAATTTACAGCTATGTTAAATGATCCTAATATAGAATCATTGCATAAATTTTTATCAGATAATGATAAAGCAGGAAGCTTACTTCGTGGTATCATGCGTAAGTCTTCTGATAATATTACTCGTACAACAGGTGAATTAGATAAATTGAAGGAAGTATTAAATTCCTTTATTATTACAGCTCCTAAGAAATTAAGAGACACAGAGCAATCATTAACTTCCTAAGAATATAAATTTTGTAAAATAAATTTATAATCTATTTCGTCTAACTTTTCTTTAACACACCATTCATTAAAGTCTTTATATGGTTTATCAATAGGCCATTTAAAGACTTTTTGTTTATTAGAAATAAGCTTAAAGATATTTTCTTTTGCTGCTTCATCAAAGCGAGGATTGTCTAGTACCCATATCTTTTCATAAAACGGAAATTCTACTAATTGTTTTTCTTGTTCTCCAGTTAATACTAATCCTGCTACGGATATTCCATTTTTAACAAACATTGCATCCATAGGACCTTCAAACAAAAACAAATAATCTAAGGATGTGTCTATTCTATCTATACCAAAAACTGTTTTGTCATATCCAACTTTATTAAGATATCTAGGTTCTGTGCCATCTAAAGATCTTGTTTGGTAAAATACTATTTTCTTATCACTATCATAATAAGGAACACAAAGTCTGTTCTTGTGAAAATGATCTGTAAGGCTTATATAATAGGATGAACTTTTATTAACTGCTGTATCTAATCTTCTTTCTGTAATATATTCTAATGCTTTTTGAAAATAAACATTAGTCCCATAATATTGTTTTTGTAACGGATCACTAATATTAATAGAATCTAAAGGTAAAGATGATAAGGGTTTCTTTTTGATCTTATTGTTATATTTTAAGTTATCTGTAATATCAAAAGAAGTATTACCGCTTAATACTTCTGCTTCTATCTCCTCCCTAGACATACCAGATACAGCTTCTATCCAAGCCAGAGCATGCCAGGATCTACTACAATTAAAACAATAAAAGGTGTTACTCGTAGGATAATAGTAAAGTCTTTTTTTCTTTAAAAAGCTTTTGCCTTCTCTACATATAGGACAAGAAGCATAGTAAGTGCTTGTAAATTTATTATAAGCAGGAGCACCTGAGTAGGTGTAAAACTTATTTAAAATATAACTACCAGGCAATTGTCTCACCTATATAGTATATTATAAATTACCGGAAATATCAATCTCCGTAGTTGTAGTTATCTGAAGAATAATCTGATGAAAGATATTCGCGATAAGCAGCTTCTACATCAGGATCATATTCTAATGCTGCTGCTCTTGCTAATTCCTTATCATGTTCTTTGTCGCCGGTTTCAATTGGTTCTTCGTCTGTATCCAAGATAGCTGCACCGGTTTCTTCTTTAGGAACTAATGTATCACCTTGTTTTTCAATTAGATTCTTAGAAATAAGTTCTTTAATAACATCTTCTGCTTCGTTTTCTTCTTTAGCAAAAGAACCTGTAATATACTTTACAACATCTGCATATTCAGATGGCTCGTCTGCTTGGCGAACATATTCTAAAGTTTTTTCTGCAACATCTGAAAGTTCTTCTTCATCATTGGAAGCGACTTTATTTACTTGAGGTTTTTCTTCTGCTGGTGCTTCTACGGTTTTAATTAATCCAAAAGATGGATCCGTTAAAAGATTAGCTGTAACTCTTGTCATCTTTTGAACAAGATCTTTACGAGTAGGAACCCCTTCTCTTACTTTACTTTCAATCTGTGCCCAAAGTTCTGTATAAGAACGTGGGGGATATTCTGTTAAATCCTCTGCTAAATTATTTAAAATTTCTCTTATCTTATCTTGTGGTAAATTACCAAGCCATTTCTTGGTTGACCATGCTTCAATAAGCTCATTCATGTCTCCGCCTTTTAATTTATCAGCAAAAGCAGAAGCATCTAATTCGATGTTAGAAAATTGAGCAGATTTAGGAATACGACCCTCATTCAGATCAACTAACATATTTTCTACGAGAAAGTTAAATTTAGACATTTCTTTTACTTACCAATTAAGCGGGCTTAATTAGAGTATCTTCTTCACCATACTGCTTACCCTCTTTAGTTATATAAAGACTAGTAAGAGCTATACGTTCTTCTGGACTGCCGTAAATGTCAATAATAGGAGCTGAATCACCTTTCTTAAAGATTCTACCATCTCCCTGAAAGAATGATTGCTGGAACACTTTAAAGATATTATCTATTTCTTCTCTAAACAAAGGATCTGTATTTCTTAATCCATCTTCAACTAATTCAACTGGTGCTGCTTTAGTTAAAGGTATGTAAAAGATAATATCAAACATGCTTAGTGTTTCTCTAACAATAATGCGAGATTCATCTAAAAACTTGTCTGAAACTTTTCCATTAAGATTTAACCAAGAAGAATATGCTAGATTGTCTAATACGCATCTATCAAATATAACATTATCACTTTTAGAATATTCTTGAGCCTGATCAATAAGATGATCTAATATAATTTTTTGAGACTCTTCATTGCCTTCATTGCTGTGAGGAAGGTTTTTTTCTTTAATTACATCTCTATAAGATTTTTGAGGGGTTTCATACATTGGCCAAGTCTTTAAAAAATCTTGGATATATGTGCTTTTACCTACACACTGGGTTCCAGATACGCATATTTTCATAAATTGGGTTTATTATCTAATAGTTCAGGAAAATAATCAAGTATTTTCTTTGTGGTTGAATCAAGATATTCTTCTTCAAAAGCATAAATTTCTTTTAGAGGGATATTATTGGCTAATTTTCTTAAGTTTATAGCAAGGTCAACTATTTGTTCAATGTCTTTCTTATACCAGGCACTATTTACATCAACAGAACCAGCATAAAGCAAAGCTTCTATAATCAATTTAATTTGATTATGAGTTAAATTATTAAGGTTGTAAACCTCTTCTTTCATACCCTACTTTACCACAATAGGGTTTTAATGCACTATTTTAGGTAGGCATGTCTACCAAGGCTATTAATTCTTCTAATAATCTTTGAGCTTCACCTACATTAGTTAAATCAATTGGGTTAAGTTGAGCAATTTCATTAATAATAGTACGAGCTGAGGGGTTAGACTCTTCTAAATGTGTTTTGTCTATGAATAAAGCTGTTTTGGCTAATCCAACTAATTGAACCTTTAAAGCAACATCTTCTTCTTTTGGTAATTTTGAATCTTCTTTGTTGGAAACATCTACAGGAGCTGGCGTTTCAGGGGTTTCAGTTGGTGTTTCTACTTCCTCAGCTTCGTTTAATAAAGGATAAGTATTTTTTACTAAGTCTAAAAATTTGCTCATAATATAATTTATTTAGGGTAAAAGAAACCTTCTTTTAAAGTATTTTATATAATAGGTGAAAGTTGATAGTAAGTAAACTATAATAAATAGATAATAATATCATGCCAGATCTTCTTCCCACAGCTAATAGAGTGCCAGACGCTAGTAGAAATTTTGTTAGTTCTATCCTACAAAGACTTCCTTATGTAGCTGGAGCTGTAAATGCTGATGTAGGTAATCCTAAATACGAACTCTTTGATCGTTTATCAAAGCGTACAGAGTTACGACTCATGCAACAGTCCGTTCTTACCGGGCCTTACATGAATAATGATTATCATAATCCGGGCAGATTTGGTTCTGATCACAATTATCATCGTTACATATATGCTCAAATAGATACGGATAAAATCAGACGTCTAGCAGAATATCGTCGTATGGCAGCATTTGCAGAAGTTGCAGATTGCTTGGATGAAATATGTGATGAATTTATTGTTAAAGATGAAAACAATGAAGTTGTTCATTTAGATTTTTCTAATTTTTCAAATCTTCAGCATGAAGAAAAAAATGAATTAAAAAAAGAATTTGCAAAATTTATTAATGTATTTGATTTAGAACATAAAGGAAGGGCTTATTGCAGACATCTTTTAACAGAAGGTGAGATCTTTTTTGAAAATGTAACACACAACGAAAAGAAAGATTATGGTATTATTGGAGTTCTTAATATTCCAGGAGAATTGATTAATCCTGTATACGATAACGTACAAAATAATGTTATAGAAAATTTTATTTTTCAAAAACCTATAAATCTTTTAAATAATCCTGCAGCTGCTCTTTCACAACAGCAAAGTAATATCAGCACCAATTCTTTGCAACAGCAACTTGTTACATTGCAAGGTAATCAAGTTACATATATTAATTCTGGTTTATGGAATGAAGATATGTCTATAAGAATTCCTTTCTTAGAAAATTGTCGTAGAGCTTATAAACAACTTTCTCTTTTAGAAGATTCGATTATTATCTATCGCTTAGTCAGGGCACCAGAACGTCTTAAATTTAAAATTGATGTTGGTAATATGCCACCAGCTAAAGCTGAAGCTTATGTAAAACAACTCATGCAACAATATTGGTCTAAACAGACTTATAATGATACATCAACTTCTAGCAATACAGGTAATATCTATAATCCACAATCTATGTTGGATTCTTATTGGTTTGCAAGAAGACAAGGTGAGTCTGGTTCGGATGTAGAAGTATTACCTGGTGGTGCAAATTTAGGTACATTAGATGACTTAATGTATTTCGTTAATAAACTTTATAAGAGTCTTAAAGTGCCGCTTACAAGACTTAATCCTAATGAACCTTTCAAGGATGGATCAGAAATTCTTAGAGAAGAATTAAGATTTGCTAAATTTATTATTTCCCTTCAACAGCAATTTGCTCAAGGTTTAAAGCAAGCATTTGTTACTCATTTAAAATTAAGAGGTTGGTGGAAAGAACTTAAGATGCATGAGTCTTATATTAATCTTGATTTTAATCCTCCTTCTAATTTCTTTGCAGTTCGTCAACAACAATTATTTGAACTTAAGCAAAAGAATTTTAATGATTTAACTAATAATGATAGTATTTCTAAAACCTTTGCTCAGCGCCATTATCTTGATTTCTCAGACAATAAGATTAGTGAAAATATGGAATGGCTTCGTAAAGATGCAGCTCTTAAATGGGAGCTTAATCAAATTGAAAATAATGGTCCTAATTGGAGAGAGCATATTGAATCTGCAGAAAACATAGCTGCAGGATCAGAAGCTGGTAAGAAATCAGCAGGAGGGGGGGGTGGTGGTACACCAGCAAGTGAAATTCCAGCATTTGGAGGTGGTGCACCAGAAACAGCACCAGAAGAAACTCCAGAAGCAACACCAGAAGCCGGAACAACAACCCCAACAGCTCCAGAAGCCGGAACAAAAACACCGCCTGAAGCAGAGACAGCTTAAAATAACTTTCTAAGTTATTTTTGGGATAAATATTATCGTGACTTATAATATTCCAGCCCACAAAGCTGGAGATACTTGGCCTGGTATCTCTGGTATTACAATTTTTAGAAATGGATCTGCATTAAATCTTACCGGCGCAACAGCGAAAATGCAGGTAAGATTTAAAATTGATGCACCTTCTCTTATAGATTTTAGTACTAAAGATAATACTATAACTATTACTGCTCCTATTTCTGGAGTATTGAGTATACCACCACGTTTAGTAGATTTACCTCCCGCTACCTATCTCTATGATTTAAAAATATCACTTTCTGGAGGAGAAGTCAAAACATTTTTAGAAGGAAATTGGCCTATTACTAGTCACGTAACAAGGTTATAATCATGAGCGATCAAATTGTTATTAATGATAACACAGCAGGTGATTCTATTTTTGTTAATCAGCAAACACCATCTCAAACCATTACCGTTAATACTGGTGGAGGGGTTATTAGTGTAAATGGTCAAAACGGAATTGTTAATTTAACTAAATTTGATATAGGTTTGGGTCTAGTAGATAATACAAGAGATTTAGATAAACCTATATCTAATGCAACATTAAGTGCTTTATTATTAAAAGCAAATCTTTCAGCTTTTAATATTTTAAATAATTTTGTATTATCTAAATACGGTTCTTGGGATAGTGTTTACAGTGTTGTCAATTTTAATTCTGGTGGCTGGACAGGTGGAGGTGGTGGTAGTTCTATATCTCCAGTTGTTAGTGGTATTTGGCAATCTAGTGCTTCGACGGTTTCATCTTTAAGTACTAATTGGAATTTGGGATACCAAGCAGTATCAACAACAAATGCTTTAGCTTTATCTTCTATTTATTGGAATACTGCTTATTCTTTAGTTAGCGGAGGAATCGTAGTTTCTTTCAGCTTACCTCAAAGTGCTAACTGGCAATCGACTTATTCAACCGTATCTTCTTTAAGTGCTAATTGGAATTCGGTTTATACTACTTTTAATTCTAATAGTGGTTCTTTAACTATACTTTCTTCTAATTCTGCTAATTGGAATTCAGCATATCGATCTGTTTCTACAACTAATTTTTTAAATCTTTCTAGTTCGTATTGGAATACTGCATATACAATAGCTACAACATATCAAAACGCTTCTGGTTCTTTTGCCACTAATACTTTACTTCAAAGTACTTCATCATTACTAACTCCTTTAACTATTACTAATACTTTAACTGGTTTTTTAACACCTTTAACTCTTACAAATACTCTGACAAGCCAGTTGGTTTTTAATACTGCTATTAATAGCTTAACAGGGAATTGGAATAGTGCTTATGCTTCTACTACAGCATTAAATCTTTCTTCAAGCAATTGGAATTCAGTTTATAGTACTGTATATTATAATTCTGGAGGATGGGGAAATAGTGGTGGTGGTGGAAGTGCCTATATAACACCAGCAGTCAGTGGTGTTTGGCAATCTAGTGCTTCAACTGTTTCATCTTTAAGTGCTAATTGGCAATCAACTTATCTAACAGTATCCTCTTTGTCTGCAAACTGGAACTTAGGTTATCAAGCTGTTTCTACAGTTAATGCATTGAGCCTTTCTGCAAATTATTGGAATAGTGCATATGCTTCTACATCAGCATTAAATCTTGCTGGTTATGACAATGAAATACACGTTAGCCAAATAGATGGAAACGACACCACTGGTAATGGTGACTTGCTTAACCCAGTTG